TACGGTTTCTAATGGCGTTTTGCAAGTTAACGGCGCAAATCAGCTCCAAGTTGGTCAGTTAAAGTTCGTTGATAACAATATTGAGTCAACCTCAGCATCAGTAAATATTGAAATCGGAATACTTTCATCATCTGCTGACATCATCATGAACAGAGATGTGGTCTTGGGAACAGGCAAGTCGCTGACATTCCCTGACTCAACAGTTCAGACAACTGCCTATAAAGGAACTTCTACTTTTAGTGGGTACTACGGTTCATTCTATGACACCACAAACCTTTTGTTAACTAGTGCTTCGACCGCTTATGCGCTCCCACTCAACACAACGGCAGAAGCGGTTGGGGTTTCAATTGTCTCTGGCTCTCGGATTACTGTTGCAAATGCTGGTGTGTATAACATTCAGTTTTCTGCACAGTTAGACAAAACAGACAGCAGTGATGACCTCGTAAACATTTGGTTTGCTAAAAATGGAACAAACATCCCATATTCAAACACGCAAGTTACAGTGCAAGGAAATGCTGGCAAGCACATTGCCTCTTGGAATTTTGTTCTGACACTTGCCGCTAATGACTATGTTCAAATCATGCTTCAGTCTCCAGATACCAACATGAGAGTTATTGCTTCTGGGACACAATCAAACCCTGCTCGCCCAGCAGTCCCCTCTTCCATAGTTACAGTAACGCAGGTTAGATAAATCAGCTTTTTTACGACACCATCGTATTGGAGGAGTGGTAGTCCTAAGATTAGTGTCAATGAAAGACTGTCATGTGAGATAATTGGCCGTATGCCAATCGTATTCCCTTCATCACCGTCAATAAATGACGAATTTTTTGTTGCAGGTAAATCCTGGAGCTGGAACGGGTTCCGTTGGCAAAGATTTAAATCTGCAATAATTGACGGTGGATTTGCCAGTATTGAAATTGACGAGGCAAACGATTCACAGGTTGCTGACGGAGGCGATGCTTAATGGCGTATAAAAAGATTCTTTTCCGTCGCGACCTCGCAGCTACATGGACATCGGTTGACCCAGTACTCTCCGCTGGAGAAATAGGCCTTGAGTCAGACACGGATAAAATTAAACTTGGTGATGGGACTAGTTCTTGGACTGAGCTTGATTATTTTTACGGTTCACTAGCCAACATACCATATGTTCAGTCCCTTGTTGCTGGCACAGGCCTAACAATAACCGGAAACTCAGGTTCTGGTTCGACGCCAACAATTTCAATCCCCCAGAGCGTTGCAACAACTGCTTCACCAACATTTGCTCAAATCACAGTAAATAATTTGCCAGTAAATGACAAGCATGTTGCCACCAAAGCCTACGTAGACGGAATAGCAGCGTCAATTAACTGGCATGAATTTGCCACACTTGCCACTGCTGCAGCTTTGCCAAACAGCCCGACCTATGACAACAGCGGTGATGGAATTGGGGCAACTCTAACTGCTGGAGCAAATGCGCGACTTGTCGTGGATGGAGCTAATGCTTCAACTGGAAATAGAATTCTTGTAAAAAATCAAGCAAACGCTGTCCATAACGGAGTTTACGATGTAACAACTCAGGGAAGCGTCTCCGTTCCGTGGGTGCTTACTCGTTCTGGTGACTTTGACGGAAGTTCAGCATACGCAACTCCACACGCAGGAGACGCATTATACGTCTCGATTGGTTCGGCAAATACAAATCAAGGATTTCTCGTATTTACTTCTGGCACCGGAACCGATGGCGCACATATTATCGGAACAGACGCAATATCATTCACACAGTTTTCTGGAACTGCGCCAATTCTCGCAGGAACTGGTATTACAAAATCTGGAAATCAGCTTTCAATTGGTCAGGATGTCGCACCAAGCGCAAGCGTTGTTTTTGCAGGAATTACTGGCTATTTAAATGGGATTGCCGAACAGGCAAATGCAATTACCACGCCAGTGTTTATTGGAACAAAACTGTTTGATGGTTCAGCAAGCATAAGTCTTGGAGTCGAAGACATAACAGGCCTCCAAGCAACGACGTCAGACCTGAACAAGCTATTTCAATTAACAACGACCAAAGTCCAGCTCGACTACCTCAGTAGCGCGAGCGCAAATATTCAAGAACAAATAAACGATAAAGCAGATTTGCTTAATCCGACTTTCTTCCAAGATATAACCGCCAATAACAATATATATGCCTCCGAATTTCACGGAAATCTAATCGGCACACATACCGGAAATGTTGTTGGTGATTTAACAGGAACGGTTTTTGGGGCGTTAGACGGTAGTGCTAGTGGTGGGTTCTATGGAACATTAACCGGAGGTGTTATTGGAACACTGGCCGGACAGTCTACTGGTTTGCATGTCGGAAACGTGACAGGAAACCTAACCGGAAATGTCATAGGAGATGTTACTGGAAGCGTTAGCGGAAACCTTCTTGGAAACGTAACAGGAAACGTTTTAGGAAACGTAACTGGAAATTTGATTGGAAATGTGACTGGCTCTGTGGACGGAAGCATATCCGGAAACGCCGCAACAGTTTCTTCAATATCCAATCATGGTATAGACGGCCTTTCGGACGTCACTGCACCAACGCCAACTGCTAATCAATTCCTGAAATACAATGGGACAGCCTGGGTCCCTGATTTGGTTGACCTCAATACCGATACGAGCGGAAACTATGTTGCATCACTAAATGCTGGTACCGGAGTGGTTCTTACAAATGCTGTCGCGTCTGAAGCTGGAACACCAACAATCGCTATTGGCCAGGCAGTTGGTTCTGGAGATGCTCCAACGTTCTCTGGTTTAACCATAGGTGCAATAAACCTCACCGTAACCGGAAACCTGACATACAACGGAGGAACTGGACTAGCAACAGTCAACACTCTAACAGACCATAATTTGATTGTTGGCTCAAGGATTACTATTTCTGGTGCAAACCAAGCTGGATACAACGGAAATTTTTCCGTAACATCGGTTACGTCAAGCACTCAGTTTAGATATACACCAGTAGTTACTCCTTCCTCAGCTACGTCTTCAGGGAGTATTTCTGCTTTTGCTGCTGGCGCAATCGTACTTGAAGGCTCGATAGACGATATATATGAGACACAGGTAACACTCATCAACCCAACAGCGGACAGAGTGATTGCTTTGCCGGATGCGACTACAGTTCTCGTCGGTCAAGACACCACCGACACGCTCACAAACAAGACGCTGACTAGCCCTGTCATAACTGGTGTTTCTCCAATATTGACCATTTCTGGCGATGTCTCCGGTTCTGTTCAGTTCACCGACCTTGGTAATGCAGCACTGAATGCAACCATTCAACCAAACTCGGTTGCACTCGGAACAGACACAACTGGCAACTACGTTTCCAACCTTGTTGCCGGTACAGGAATAACCATTACGGACAACTCTGGTGAATCTGCCACTCCGACAATTGCTATTGGACAAGCCGTTGGTACCAGTGCGTGCGTACAGTTTGACACACTTGTCGTAACTAACCTTTTTGCCACGAACACGGAAGTAACTAATCAAGCATCCCTCAATGTTGCCAGCGGCGAGATTGTTCTTAATGCTGGCACGGTTGGCGCTCCAACTCTTGACGGAGCAATAAAGATTGACAGAGGTTCAAGCGCAAGCGTTGAAATTAGATGGAATGAAACGCTGGATAGATGGGAATCCACCAGAGATGGAAGCACCTATAAAATAATTGACCAGGGCGCAAAAATGACACTCGGCACAACCCCTCCTGCCTCTCCGGATGCTGGAGACTTCTGGTTTGAGACCGACTCAGCTATAACCTTCGTTTACTACGATTCTTACTGGATTGAAATCGGTTCATCTGGTATCGGTGCTGTAATCTCATCAACGGCCCCAAGCAACCCTTCTGCTGGCCAGATTTGGTTTAGGAATACAACTGGCGAGACATTCGTTTACTACGACGGTGCCTGGGAACCTGTAGGTGGTAGTAGTGGCTCTGGAAGTAACGAAATTGCGTCTATCATGGGAGCGTATTAAATGACTGGAGCAAGTAATGGCTAATACGGCAAAAGTTCTTTTTAGGGGTTCGGCTAGCGTCTACACGTCGCCTGCTACAACCCTGTACACAGTGCCATCCCTCACCACGACAGTTGTAACAAACATCGTTGTATCAAACAACGGAACGAGTGGCGGTCTTTACACAATAAGTATTGACGGCGTTGCGCTTGTCCCTGCTTTAGAAATTCCTGGCAACTCTGTCATTTCGCTCGACTTGAAGCAAGTCGTTGAAGCTGGCGACGTTATAACAGGAAATGCGAATACCACAGACGTTAAATTCCATATCAGCGGGATGGAGATAGCATAATGGGCCTTAATCAAATACCACCTGGCGTAACGCCGATTACACCGGAAGAAGTACTTTACGACCCAGTACAAAAGTTCCGCGTTTCGCAGCCACAGTCACTCATTGACACCGACTTTGAATACGGAACACAGACTTCAAAGTGGGAGAACATGGTCACTATCGGCAATAAGCCGTTCGTGTATGCATCCAGCTCTCCAATATCTGGAATCACCGCAATAACGATGAACACATCGTCGCGTACCGTAACAGTTTCGCTGCCAAGTACGTCAGGCCTTGCTGTCGGTACCCCAATTTCAGTGTATGACTCCCAGCTTGCTATTGCAAACGGAAACTACTTGATTGAAGCCGTTACCACAAACACTTCATTCTCCTATACAGGGAAAGCTGTGAACACTGGTTCTTTGACATCAATCTTCGACCCAAACAAGACTGCAGTATTTACTGGAGTTATTTTCACTAATGCTGCAATCGGCGGCGCACCAACTATTTCTTACTCTGGAAACGCAGTAACCGTAACAACGACGATACCGCACGGTCTTTCGATTGGTAATGAAGTTGCAATTGTTGGAGTCACTACATCTGGAACAAACCCTCCAAACGGTGCAAACTTCGTAGCCAGAATTATCAGCTCAACGCAGTTTGTTGTTTACGTACCAGCAACACCAACTGGAACATTAACTGCTTCTTCGGCTGTTGTATACACCTGTCCTTCTGGTGTATTTTTGCACAGACCATTTGACGGTGGTGTTATTTTTTCAAACAACGGAACATCAAACTACGAAACAGCAGCACGTCAGACACGTCGTTACTTCCGTTACCAATCTGGTAAGGGTATTCAGATGTCATCTGGAACACTCCTTAAGCCTGACCTACAGCTCGACCAATTGACTTATAGCTCGGGCACAGGACTTGTAACTGTACAAACCAAAGAAAAGCACAACCTCTATCCTGGTTCAACGATTACAATCTTCGGTGCCAATGAAGCTGGTTTTAATGGAACAACTTCTGTTTACACCATTACTGGCTACAACACGTTCACTTATACTCCAGCTTCAACTCCATCAGCAGCGCTTGCTTCTGGTCCTTACTACATCACGGTTTCTGGCTGGTATGGGAACGTAAACAGAATTGGTTTGTTCGACCAACAGAACGGTGTTTTCTTCGAGTACGACGGTCAGACATTGTATTCAGTTCTTCGTTCTTCAACTTTTCAAATTTCTGGCAAGTCAACATTTACGAATGGTTCATGCACGGTCACCCAAACGAATGCTGCGTTCCCAACTAGATATTCAGGACAACTTGCAATTGGCGACAGCATCGTAGCTCGTGGACAGTCGTACAGGGTTCTTGACATAGCAAGCGATACGTCAATGACGATTAGCCCTGCGTATCGCGGTGCTACAGCAACGATGACAACAATCTCTCGCACGGTTGATACAAAAGTTGCACAAGCTGATTGGAACCTTGACAGATTCGACGGAACCGGTCCTTCTGGCTACAACGTAGACCTTTCGAAAATGCAAATGTTTTACATTGACTATTCTTGGTACGGTGCTGGCTCCATCCGCTGGGGAATGCGCGCCAAGAATGGCAAGGTTACTTATTGTCACAGGGTTGTAAACAACAACACTCGCGCTGAAGCTTATATGCGTTCGGGAAACCTTCCCGCTCGTTACGAGTCATCATCAAACCCTCCGTTTACTCAATTGACGGCATCACTTTCAAACGTTGCAAACTCAATGACGGTTGCAAGCACAACCGGATTCCCAAGCGCAGGAACACTTTGTGTGTTCAATACCGCGACTGGTTATGAGTATGTCAACTACACAGGTAAAACAGCTACGACTTTCACTGGTCTTACAAGACAGCAAACGGGTAACGCCTCACTTGCGTTGACTATCGCCGCTGGAGCAAACGATGCAACAGTTGCATCTACGGCCGGATTGCAAGTTGGACAGAGAGTAAACGCAGCAGACGTCCCAGACGGAACCTTTATTCAGCAAATATCTGGATTAAATGTTAAGTTGAGTGCTGCTGTAACTGGTGCAAACCCAACTGTAAACGTTATTCCTATGGGAACAAACGCTGCCCTTTCATTCACGTACTCAGCAAGCAACCCAGTTGGTGTTGAACTTGCGTTCCCAACATATGCTCCGTCTATCTCCCACTGGGGTACTTCGGCAATCATGGATGGAAGATATGACGACGACAAGTCGCTCGTGTTTACTTACGGAACAACAACATCAATCGCAATTGGTGCTGGTGCAACTACTGCAATTTTGGCAATTAGAGTTTCCCCTTCAGCAGATAACGGAACATCAGCATTCTTCGGTGAGCGTGAACTCACAAATAGAATGCAGTTGATTCTTCGCCAGTTGGACGTAACAACAACCACTGCTAGTGCGAACTTGCTTGTAACCGCGGTATTGAACGGTGTTCCTTCAGTTTCTAGAACATGGGCAAAGCCTTTTACTGTTACGTCGAGCTTGGCTCAAATCGCAGACTATAGCTCTGGTGGTTCAGCCGCTACAGTTTCTGGCGGTGAAATAACTGGAGGCTTTTTCGTAGGTACTGGAGCAAACTTAATTGACCTTGCAGCCGTGAGAGACCTTGGTAACTCCATCCTAGGTGGTGGTACAACATTAACGACAACAGGCATTTACCCTGACGGACCAGACGTTATTCACATTCTTGTAAGAAACCTCGGTAGCGCTACAGCCAACGTATTTGCTCGTCTATCCTGGACGGAAGCACAGGCCTAAACATGCCAGCTATCGACTTTCCTTCTAGCGCCGAATCAGGCGACCTTCATACAGATGCTGGGAAAACCTGGGTTTTCAATGGTTCTGGTTGGGTGCTTATAACAATCCCTACCGCACTATTTGATACGGACTCTGTAACAGGTTCTTCAATTCAAACGAACTCTGTTCCTTTGTCGAAGTTGCTGAATAGCGACCCAGGTAAAGTCATCGTTTATAACGCATCGAATGTCGCTGTTGCTCAGGAGTTAACTGGCGACATAGTCATCTCTCCATCTGGTGTTACTTCGATAAGTTCTGCCGTAATTGTAAACGCAGATATTTCTGGCGCAGCGAACATAGATGCATCAAAAATTGCAGGAACCGCACTAACGCTGTCCAGCTCTGGAGTAATTACAACAGAAATGATTGCTGACTCAACAATTGTTGATGGTGACATCAGTCTTGCTGCTTCAATAAACAGAAATAAACTTGCAGAACCATTGACAAATGCTCAGGCTGCTAGTTACACATTAGTTTTAGCTGACAGAAACAAGATTGTGGAAATGGGGGTTGGTTCAGCAAACACTCTCACAGTGCCACCAGATTCTTCGGTTGTATTCCCAACTGGAACGCACATTACTGTTATTCAGACTGGTTCTGGTCAGTGTACGGTCACCCAGGGTTCGGGCGTTACCATCAACGCAACTCCAGGACGTAAACTTCGCGCACAATGGTCTGGTGCTACGCTAATCAAAAGAGCAGCAGATACATGGGTGCTCATCGGAGACCTTTCGGCATAAACCATGGAAGCAATAAAAGACAGTGGTGGTAAAAAGCCAACGACGCCAACAGATGTTGTGGCGACGAATACAGGCGTAGGTACTGTAGCTTCAATATCTTTTACCCCATCTGAGTACATAGGCAAAGACACAATTACATACACGGCTATATCTAGCCCAGGAGATGTTAGCGCCTCTGCTTCAAGTTCACCAATAACAGTTACTGGCCTGACAGCTGGAACAACATATACGTTTAGCTTGGTGGCAAATACCAATTACGGTGTCCCATCCGATACTGTTACGACTGGTTCTGTGGCAATCGGCCAAAACCCTGGCGCCCCAACAATCGGAACTGCTTCAATTGTCTCAAACGTTGATAGAGCAATTGATGTTCCCTACACTGCTGGAGCCGCTGGTACCGGTGTAACAACATTTACCGCAACTTCGTCACCTGGCGGAATTACCGCAACTGGCTCCAGCCCAATTCGAGTTACTGGCCTAACAGCCGGAACTTCATATACCTTTACTGTTACCGCATCAAACTTATTTGGTGCAGCAACTTCCGCTTCATCAAACTCGGTGGTTGCTGGAAACAAACCAACTGCCCCAACAATCGGTACAGCAGTAATTGTTCAAAACGTAGATAGGGCGATTGATGTTCCATTCACGCCAGGCGCGACTGGAACTGGTTCGCCCACATACACCGTAACTACAACACCAGGAAGCTTGACTTTTACTGGAACTAGCCCAATTAGAGCGACAGGGCTAACAGCTGGAACTGCGTATACGTTTACCGTCAGTGCATCTACGGCTTATGGCTCATCAACATCTGCTGCATCAAATTCTGTGACTGCAGGAAATAGACCAGGTGCTCCAACTGGGGTATCTGGTGCTGCCGGGAATGCACAGGTGACAGTTACCTATACCGCAGGAGCAGCTGGAACTGGAACAACAACCTTCACCGCTACTTCCTCTCCGGGTGGTATTCAGGCGTCTGGTGCTTCTCCAATTACCGTTACTGGACTCACAAACGGAACCGCTTACACGTTTACCGTTACTGCATCAAATTCATATGGTTCGCAGACGTCTGCTCCGTCTGGTTCAGTAAGCCCGGTAGCTCCTCCATATTTCCCTCCATATTTCCCTCCATACTTTCCTCCATTTTTCCCGCCATTTTTCCCGCCTTTCTTTCCACCGTTCTTCCCGCCGTTCTTCCCGCCGTTTTTCCCACCTTTCTTCCCACCGTTTTTCCCACCAGGGTTTAAGTGATGGACTGCGAAATACAAGAAGCGCCAATTGCGGAAAATGATTGGAGTGACACGGTTCTTCCATTTTCCATATATGACATTAATTTGTCATCAGCTGATGGCAAATCATCAGACATACTAAAAAACCGCAAGGGAAAAGTTACTCTTATTTTTAATGTGTCGGCTGGATGTGGGAATATTCCACAACACTCCGTAATCGAAGAATTAAATCAAAAATACAAAAACGAAGATGATTTTGATATTCTTGCGGTTGTTGTTGATGATTTTGTTTGCCACGGATATCCCGAATTTCAAGAAGGTCTCCAGGCGTACTTGGATAAAAATGAACTAGATATCACGCCGGGCCAATTGTCTGAACAGTACGCGAAAGAGAATTTTGGTGTTACGTATCAATTTTCTGAATTAACAAATGGAAGATTTGATAAACATACCTACGATGAGAATTTTGTTCCAGGAAAAATCAAAATGCAAGAACAGCACGACCTGTGGTGGTACTTAACTGGAGCATACAAAGCAGACCTCCAACCAAACGGAGTGCCATACCATTATGAGGAAATACCTTGGTCTTTCTCGAATGAGCTAACACCAGATGGTTACGCAAAAGTTGATACAGGAAAACGTGGGTTTTATCCTCTCCGAGGCAATTTTGAAAAGTTCCTTATCGATAGAACTGGAATAAGAATCAAGCGTTATGCAAATGGATTTTTGCTTGGGGAGAGAAATCCAGACGGAGAAATGTTTCCATGGCTTGAAGAAAGATATGATGAAAATGGACGTCGTTACTACAAGCCAAAAACTGAACACGTAGAAGAACCTGGCCACATCTCGTACTCAAAAACTGGTACCGCTTGGCCAAATATCACCCAGAGAAAAGGCATAGATTTTTCGTTGCAGCTCATAAGCGCTGATATAGACGAGTTTTTGCAAAATAGATAAGGTTGTAGCCATGAGAGCTGCAGCTGCCGATAAATCAAACATAGTTGTAGTAGAAAATTTTATGACGCCCGAACACGTCGAACTTGCATATCGCTATTGCTATTCAATCAATGAGTGGGAGTCATGGTCAAAGGGCGGTAATGACAAGATATCCACATACAAAAAAATGCAGAAGGATAACCCCGAACTCTATGAAATAATGCAATCATACGTTGATGACGTAAAGAAAATGATTGAGTTTAAATTTGGGAGAATCCTAGAGACAGCAAGACCGGGCATACGAAGATGGGACTCTGGGGAGAGTCAAGGTCTTCACGCGGATGGCGAAGACCTAGACGGCACGCCAAACGGAACATACATAGTTGATTACGGTTCCATAATTTATATAAATCAGAATTACACAGGTGGGGAAATATATTTTCCGCAACACGGACTTGAACTAAAACCAAAAGAGGGTTCTTTGATATTTTTTCCATCCAGCAGTTATTACCTCCATGGCGTAAGGCCAGTGATAGAAGGAGTTAGATATACATCTCCCCACTTCTGGGTTCCAGAAAAACACAGGAAATTAATTGAGATGGCCCAAAATGGGTAATCTTTATCATCTGCATATACCGCGCACATCTGGGACCGGAATACTTTACGCAATACATAAATCGTTTGAACTGGATAGATATAAAAAGGGTCTTGATAAATATGAAAACCAAACCCCTGGGATTTTTGAATTTTCATATAATCACACAACAATGAGCGAATGGCCCACAATTAGTGGTCATTTTGCAATCAATCCAATTTTACACAACGACAGCAGCCTGGAGACGTTCTCCGTTATAAGGGAGCCGGTAGACCATTTTGTCAGCATTGCTGCATACAGGGCCATGTCGTCCCGAAGGGAATTTACAAACGAAATTCTTGACAAGTTCTTAGACGGAAAATACGAAACAATTTTTGGATGTAAATTGTTTTCATCTGACGGAAATTTGCAAACCAAGATGCTTACGTGCAGGATGGTCGAAATCAATGCAGTCTTAGATGTTGGGGATGAATCACCAGGGGTTAGTATTCAGCCTAATGGTGCATGGTTTGTCGAGTCCGATTTACCTACTGGAGAAAAAGAACTAATAGACAGAATTAAAGACATTACAATTTTTGAAATGAACGAGCGAATGGCCGTAGAAAAATATTTGACTTATCAATTTAAGGATAAATTCAATGTTGAATTTGTAGGGTTGGGTTTAGAAAAAATGAACTCATCGGTCCGAGCTGGAATAAAACCGAGCCCGTCACAAAAAAAGGAAATACTTGAAAGAAGCAAATTGGATGTTATGTTGTATGAACATATAACGTCCCAAAGGAAATCACATGGAAATGATTGATATCGATTCACCCTGGAAGATAAAACCCGGGCATTTTGGCAGCGGACCAGAGAACATCCACATAATTGAAAATTTTATCGAACTAAAAGACTTGCTCTTAGTTCAGAAATTTTGCCCAACAATAAATAAATGGAACAACACAGCCGAAAGCGTTTATGCGGAAGATGGAACATGTTTGTATAACGCAGAATACTGGAACGACAGGCAGTGCAGTTCTGAAATTTTAAAGGAGCTGAACTCGGAGGTTTATGAAATTGTTGATAAATACATCTACAAAATGAAGAACCTCATCGAAGAGCTTTTTCAGGTTTCTGTTTCAGTGCGCCCTCCGGTGATAATGAAATGGCGGGCAGGCATAGAGCAGCGCCCCCATGCTGATAAGCAACTAAATGACGGAAGACCAAACGCCTTCACGGATTACGACATCAATTCATTGTTCTATTACAATGACGACTTTGAGGGTGGCGATTTGTATTACCCACAGCACGGGATTACCGTTAGACCAAAACCCGGCTTGGCAGTGATACATCCTGGTGATGTTGGGTACTTACACGGGGTAAGCATGGTTGAATCTGGGGAGAGATATACGACCCCATCGTTCTATACTGTTGTGGATGAATAGAGTAGACAAAGTACATATCATAGATTCGCTTTTTGAAGATACGACTATTTCCAAAATATTGTCGGCGGCAGTAAAAATTGGCGAAAGTATTGGAATTGACAGACTACTGACAGAAGATTTTGAAGCCGCCGAATCATTAATATTTGCATCATGGGTTGTCATGGCAGCCGCAGAGAAAAAATATGACATTGAACTTGAGCATAGAATGCCAGGAATTTTTGTTAGCAAATCTGGACTTCATGTCCCAACACTGCACGCAGACAGGCAGAATTTGGATGGCTCACCAAAGCTTGGGTGTGAGGACTTTGATGTGTCTGCGGTTCTGTATTTGAACCAAGAATTCAATGGGGGGGAACTTGTTTTTGCCGATACGGGCAATACCGTGAAGCCATCCCCAGGCCGGGTTGTCATTTATGGTGGCGGTATCGAATTTGCTCATTATGTAGATAATGTATACGGAGGGGATAGGTGGGCATGCCCAATGTGGTTTTCTATGAAACATAAACAAAAAAGGAGCAGCCAATATGGCAAGAAATATCGAGGTTGAGTTTATTGGAGACCCGAGATTGGCAATAATCGTCTATCGCAATGCGCTCCCACGGGAATTGAACATACCGGAGAGAATTGAAGAGGCGATTGGGTCCAGTGAAACCGCGCCATATATGTGGATGGATGCACTCGTTGGCGACCAACAAAAAATGCCAGAATACAGAGACTGCGTTGATTGTAAATTGGGAGATTCCCATATAGCAAACTTGCCACAAGAATTTTCCGGACTTCGCTCAGTATACGAAGATACCGTTGAAATATTAACGGCATGTCTTAACGACTATCAGCAAAGATTTAACATCAAAATGGATTATCGTGAAGCCATAAATTATGTGCGATATAAGCCTGGTCAGCACTTCAACGTTCACACAGACCATGGATTTTCTTATAACTGTACAGTTTCGTCAGTCATATACATAAATGACGACTACGAGGGGGGTGAGCTTTGGTTCCCATATCTTGACCTAAACGTGAAGTTTGCCGCTGGGGACAACGTAATGTTCCCATCTACGTTTACGTATGCCCACGCGTCGCGACCTGTTGTTTCTGGAACAAAGTATGCGGCAGTGACCATGTTTGACTACAACGACAGAACTCACAAACATGGCTACGGGGAGAATATTGACGGCTCAAAGGCAACATATGGGGCTGGGATTTCGTCTGGAACAAGTATTGATATGTCGGTAAAGAAATGAGCAAGATAGTTTTAAAAAGAACAGACCCAAATCCACCTCGGATAGTTCAGTCAAGATTAAAGAGAGACTGGATGGACGAGACACATAAAAAACACGCTTATCAATGCATGCCAGTCTCCGTGGCGAATGTAATGGGATGGGAAGTGCAGATGGAGGAGGACCTTGTAATTAAATGGTCCGGCGGAAACACTCCCCCCGAAATACTTGCAGGCGAATTTACTAAAAGCGGCAGAAAGCAAGCCACATCATCAATAATAGGAACCATTTCCCTACACATGGGATGGATTATAAACACCGAGCCAGGGTATGAGACTTGGATTTCGGGCTCTCCAAATTACTTTGTAGACGGCGCTGTCGGGCTGTCAGCAACGATTCCTTCGTGGTGGTGGCCTGACGAAGTTCAAATGAACTGGAAGATAACAAAAGAAAATCAGGAAGTAGTTTTCCCAGCCGGTTCGCCTTTGTGTTTTTTTAACATCTACTCGCCTCAAATTATTAAAGACGCAGAATTCGAGGTAGTGACACTATGGGACGATAAGGAGCTGGTGGAGGCAAGGTCAAAATATGGTCAACTCAAGTCGCAGAACAATATCGAACGCCCATGGACTTGGACAAAGGGCATTAAGACAGGTCTTGACGCGGACGGAAATCAAATAGGCCCAACATTTGTTGGGCTGCCAGCACTTTCGGAGCCCATAGTATAATGGTGGTATGATTCAAAGCAAACAACACAATCGGAGATAGGTGATGGAATTTTCGTCTCAATTGACAAATAACGAGAAGCGCGGGATATTTGAGCGCAGCCTTAGGGACGCCGAAAAGGTGTTGTTCGAAAGACTGATTGGGCACGGAATAGACCCAGACACATTTATTCTTGAGGCTGAGCACAATTTCGAGGTCCCAATCCTCAATGAGTCAATAAATGCAGTAAAACTGATTAAGCGCAAGCTGAATGAACTTAACTCGTAGGCAAAAATGCAATTTGGGATTAGCAAACAGGCAAAGATTGCTGCTGGGTTTAGACTACATCAGCAGCTGATTAACGCCCAGATTCATACATTGCTTCTGAGCGCCATAGACCCTCTTGAGATATCCGAAGATGAAGTCATGGAAAACCTTAATGTTCGTGATTCTGATAGACCAACTCGCAAAGAAAGGTTGTTGCGCCAAGTCGGTCACTTTAGACAAGCATCGAATCTGACAATGGACACACTTAAATAGGAGAAAATTAACATGGCGCTTTCGGATGAACAAAAACAACAAGCACGACAAGAAGCAAAGCAATATCTTGAATACTCGATATACGTACTTGCCCTTTCTCTTGGCGTCAATCCAGAAACACTTGATGAGAATTTTGAAAACCCAGAGACTCCAGAATCAGACGCAACAAGATACAAGTCTTTCAATAATCTGATTAGACAAATAGAGTCTCTGCAGCAGCTCTCGTAGTGGTTTTATTGTGGAGCTGAATTTACCGCCAATCAAAAGGAATGTTCCGCTGGTAGACGCTGCCATCGCTACAGGGCAATACAACATCTGTCCCGAGCAGTCAAAATCAGAACCAGACATAACCAACCCAATGGACAATCCAGATAGAACAGAAAATGTTTTGCACTGGAACCCAAAAACTTTTTCTTTCGTTCTTCCGGACGGCGCTGCATTATTTTGTGAGCGCCTACAGGGGAATGACCCAATGTCCCAATTTGGACAAAACCCGATTGATATAAACGACGACTGGACCGAGGGATTTACAGATGAAACAGACTAGACAACACGGTGAAGAGCCTCTCTTCGATGCTGCTTCGCACTTGCAGGAAATAGAGCGCGAACTCGCAAAGATAATGTACATAGCCGGTATGGAGTTCAATCAAATATCCGAAGTCGAGTTCGACGACATTTTTTTTAGTCTGAGACAGTCATTTCACATGAGCAGTTCGACATTTAACCAACAGGGAAAACCATACTACGACTTAACGCGTAAAAGAAATTTTCTACTAACAAATAGGGCAAGGCATCTCTGGTTCCAGAGACAAGTTGTATTGGCGGTAATCCAAAATGGATAATTTTGCAATTAGGAGCGCTCTGGTGACGCAGCAGTCATCAAAGACCCGATTTAGCAACAATATTGATTTTGCTCAGTTGATGAGCGATGCAGGAAGCGCGGTATCAAGCTGGCTTTCATCAATCAATCTTGACAAGAGAAATGTTGCTGTAGCAGGACTGAACACATACTGGATTTATGAACTCATTAAGGGAATGGAACCAGAATGGGCAGCGATAATCGAAGCTGAATACATCGCTCAAGAACAAGTTCTAATGACAAAGAAGCCAAATTCCTTGTTATTCGTCGATGCAGAAATACTACTTTGGAGTATGTATAAAGCAAAATTTCCAGACACAGACTTGTGTTTTGTGAATAATCACTCATTGTTCTTTTTGGAGCATATTGCCGGGGAACTAGAATTACCTGGCCCGGGCATCAATGAGCTTAACGAATACTGCGTCGTCGAGCCAAATGAAATATCTGAAAACACATTTGACATGGCCATTTGCTGGGGTTGGTCTCTTGTGGGTAATGACGAACTTGTTAAAGATTTGGTTGAATCACTGAATCCTGGTGGTGTTCTACTGATTGGCATGTCCAATCACAATACGAAGCTTTACAGGGAAGACTTTCATATTCACCCATATTCAAGCATGCATGAAATTCTTAAAAACAGCGACGGGCACACATACCACCTGGCCAACGGATACGGACAAACGGTTTTCATTAAAAATTAAAATCTTGAAGCACGTGAAACGTGTTAGTATCAAAAAATGAGTGACTTGCAGCCGAGGTTCTGGGATGAATTAATCAGGTCCTTGCCCGTGTGTGTGCAGATTGAGAAAAACTGGGAAAAGATACGTGACGAGTACATCGTTTACGAAAACACTCAACATCCATACTCCGATAACAAGGTTTCTCTGCCTGCCCCAAATGTTACCCTCTCTCACGCAAGGTACGAAAATCCACAATCAGACTTGCCGGAAGGGGATAGGCGAAAGCTTTATACAGGCTCCTGGGACGTAGCGGTTGCCGGAACCCCACCAGCAAGTGACCCCAAGCAGTGGGCAAATACGGAAATGGTAAAAAAAATACTGAGGTGGAAAACAAAAGCCAATCTAGAAACACACCTAGAGCACGTTAGGAAACAATTCAAAACGTTTAACTCGATAGTTGCTGAGTTCGCTGACAGTAACCAATGTTCTGGCGGAATGTTCAGCATAATGCATCCTGGGGCGGTAGTAAATCCGCATTTTGGTTCTGACCAACTAATGAGAAGTCACCTGTGCCTAATAAACGATAAGGACTGCAGAATAACCGTAGGCGACGAGACAAAAAGTTGGGAAGAAGGCAAGATTCTTGCTTTCAAAGATGGCCCGCCGTTTGAGCACTCAGTAAGACATGAGGGCACATCAAGACGGCTTGTTTTGATGTTTGACTTTGACCTTGCTTACCTCCGAGGCAAATTTCCGAATGAAAAGTTTTTATAAAAATGTTCGTTGAAGATAATTGTGTTCCGACAGAATTGTACGAGCAAGTCTTGCGAGATAAAACTTTTTTTGCATCAAACTATGAAGATGGTCAACAAATAGCGACAAGTCTCAACTCGTATCACGGGGATTCCAAGGAGCTATCGTCCTATATGTTCTGGGATGGATGGGAAAAAAGTCAACCAAGAAGCCTCAAGCATTTAGTTATAAAAGAAATTTGGAAAAAGAGATTGCCTTTTCCGATTGAAGAGGTTATTGGTTTTGAATACTGGACTAGGACATTCGAGTCCGGTCAATTTATAGGGGAGCACGTAGATGAGGACACATTCGCATATCGGTTGACTGGGACTTTCTATGGACCGCGGATTGGCTGTGTTTGGTATGGATGCGATAATGATGACGGTGGCTTCCTCGAAATCCACAACTCAAGGTTGGAGGATGGCTCAACGTTGGCCTTGGAGCCATCTGTACTTGCCGCATGCGCGTCTTCTCCACCAAACGAAAGAGAGAGGATTAGGTACAAGGGGAACAGGCTCGTAGTATTTGATTCCGGCCATGTGGTACATAACACGACACCAGCAGGGTCTAGACTAAGGCAAGTAATGGTCATTAATGTATGGACAAAAGATGTTCCCCCAATGGGGCTAGCAACAGGAGATTTTGCGCATGAATAACAATGGCTGGATTTGGTTAGTTCCAATCAGAGCCCATGAATCATTCATTAAGGGAATTGATTATTCGGTAATAGCGTCTCAAATTTTAGAATCTAGAATACATCCAGATTTCCCAGATGCAAAAGAATTTGTTGACGTGCAGAGTGGGGTTGATTACGTTCTGCCAAACACAAAAGAGTGTCAGGGTTTGCGTGACATGATTGAGCATAGGGCTAACGAAGTCCTTGGCGACGTTGTCCTTGCAGACATATGGTGTGGAATTTTAGAAAAAGGACAATCAACTCCTTACCATAGACATAGTTCGAATGCGCATCTTTTTCCAAGCGAGTACTGGTCTGGTGTTATTTACATCGATGCTGTTGGTCCAGGATGCCGACTTTGTCTTTACGGAGAAGCCATGAATGCATACAACATGGTTACAAAAATAGAACCAGAAACAGGGAAGATTGTATTTTTCAACTCATTTGTTCCCCATCAGACAGAAAGACACAATGAAGACAAACCTAGAGTTTGCGTAAGCTTTAACCTCCACCCAAGAATTCCAAATACAACGGTATACCCGGACATGAGTCCTTGGGCAAGAGGCCGTAATTCACAGTAACGATGCCATGATTTTGGGGTCTTGGGATATCTCCGTTGATACACCATTTGGGGAAGAAGTTTGCAGATTAACTCTTTCCGAAGATGGCTCAATTGCAATCAACCATAGCAGGGGGACCCACGTGGTGCCTGGAGAAAATGTGGTCATTGGCAATAACGGAAAGAGCATAAGTAGCAAATTCGAACTAGAAGCACCAATTATTACGACGGTACAAATCGATATTGATACGGAATCTGGAAGCGGTTTTCTAAGAATAGGTGAATTTGTTAATACCAAAATCTCATGTACGGTGTCAGAGGATGAGTAAATCGATTTTTGATATAGAAATAAGCTCTTTGGATGGCTGTCCAAATTTGCTTGGACAGTTAAGGGGTAAAGTGCTCCTCCATGTAAACGTTGTATCAAAGACCGGATACTCGCCAAAGTGCAGTCGTCTTTGGTCTTATGCAAGAACAGCTAAAAATTTTTGGGAATTGCAAAAACTTCATGAAGAATTTTGTGATAGCGGTTTTAGCGTCGTCGGTTATCCATGCAACCAATTTGGGAGCATGGAGAATGGCGACAATTTAGATATTTTTGAAAATATAAAAAAAAATTATCCCTACGTTACATTTCCGATAGCAGAAAAAATAGACGTTAACGGGCAAAATAGGCATGACGTTTACTCATTCCTAAATGGAGAGCTCATAAGAAATTTTAACGACAGCATGGCCGACTTGAGTGCCGCTGCGGCTGCTGGAAGAAATAGAGCGGGGGAAGTTGCAATGAGGGTTCCGAACAATTGGGAAAAATTCTTAACATCACGAGAAGGCGTTTATGTTGGTCGATTTAATTGGGCGGAATCACCGATATCGGAGCAGGCTTTATTCGGGGAGGATAATTCAATAAAACAAGCCATAAGGTCCCTGCTATGAGCTCCGTGATAAATCATGGCCATGGAATAATCGAGTTTGTGGCCGCTGCGAACATCGAATTCAGTAAATTCTCAGACAAGATAGAGAAGTTGAAGCAAAAGGCAATAGAAGAAAATTTTACCGTTGTCCTAGATGAAAACGGAAATCCAATCCACGCGCTAAATCAGGGCGGTTTTATTTATAGCCTGCAGGACATGGCAAAAGCTCCACTCAGACTACAAGGGTTGGGTAGCGAAATATACAACGAATTTGAGCCAGCGATATATTCTTGTCTTTTGCAGTACATTGAAATGTTTCCAGCAATCCTTAGTTGCCTGTGGTGGAGAACTTCTGGACATATCCTCTCTTATTCAACCGGTGGTTCACTGGGGCTTCATTCGGATAATGATGTGAATTACAGATATGGAAAAATGCCCAGCAAGGAACACGCAACTAGAAACGTTCTGAGTGCAATAGTTTTCATTAACGACTGGTCGGAAACCCCAGTGCCAGGAGCGTTTTGTGGCGGTGAAATGTTGTTTCCGTATGCAGACGTTGCAATCAAACCGCAAAAAGGAAACATACTTTTGTTTCCGGCTAATTACGTAGCCGCCCATGAGATATCCACTATCACAAGTGGAGAAAGACTCACGTACCTTGCCTGGTTTGCCCAGGGCTCAGAATCTCAAGAAAAGGGGATAAACCCACAGTTGGAGATTTCAGACACAGGTGGACAAGTTTGGTTGAGCTCAATCACTGAAGACTATGATGAATACATCAACGGCAAGTATTCCGGAATGCCACCAGCAAGAGCAGCAGCGCACAGGTCTCGGAGCAATGACCATGGTTAATAAGTTTAATGACGTAGAAATGATGGAACTTGGTGCTGGTGTTTGTCTGTTTCCGTCGGCTATCGACTTTGACTGGGAATTTGCTATTAATTCCTGTAGGGAGCTTGTCGACAGAGACGCCTCCGCTATGTACACCGAAACAATTCATCCCGAAACTGGCGAAAAAGCCCTAGTAAATATGAGCGGCTACATTTTTGATTACGACACATTCGCATCGATGCCAAGCAGGTGTTCGTCTGCCCATCAGCAATGTTCAGATAAGTTTAGGGAAATGCTTGAGTTTTGGGAGGACTCCAAAGATAGGTATTTGCTCAAATACATGCTCAGATATCCCCTTTCTTACAAAAATATTTGGTGGAAGGTTAAGGGGCATATCGTTAGGTATTCATCTCCACCATCTGGAGTTGTGGGTAATCGCCAATACCTTGGCGTCCATTCAGACACAAGCGCTGACTACGTCTATGGATACGAACACCCATCCGACCAGCTAGCAACAAGAAATACACTATCCTGCATTGTCTACATTAACGATTGCGATGAATCTGGTGATGATGCTGTAAATTCATTTGCTGGAGGACACCATTTCTTTAACGAACTAAATATAAATTACAAACCACGAAAGGGGGACATACTAATGTTCCCATCAAATTACATAGCATCACATGAAGTGCTTCCAGTTTCCAGGGGGGAGAGATATTCATATTTGGGTTGGTATTCACACGGAAGCCCAAATAGCGAATATCACGAGCACATCGCAGACCCTGTTAAGGAACCAGAAATTGCAAAGGTTTCTACAAACGTTTACCTACCTAACTTGCGCAAAGACTTTAGAGAATACATACAAAATTGTGGGCCAGATAAACACTTCTATGCCATGTCTCTGGTTTCGGACGGTTTTTAATGAACATAACGCATCTAGGAAATGGAATTGTTCAGTTTGACAATGCAATAAAGTCAACACAACAAGATGTCGATAAGTATCTTGGAAACCTCCTCCTGTCCACCAACCATGAGGGTTACTCAAATTTGGGTAATGAGAATTTAAAAAATTCTGGTGGGTATAACCACAGTTTAGAACAAGTAAAGACTGCCCCAGATAGATACTTAAATGTCAATCATTTGGGAATAGAAAAAAAAGATTTTCAAACCTTGAGCGATTTAGAGGACTCCGGAACCAACTGTGTCAGTAAGTACTTGGAGATATTCCCATCTGCTGCAGGTGCCGTAAAATGGCGGACCAGGGGTTATGTAATTAGGTATCTTCCGGGACAAATGATAGGACCACATTCCGACGCAAATCTCCCATACGCAGATGATGGTTTGACTCCAATCTCATTGGCGCCAATAGCAAATACTCTTACGTGTAGCATTTTCCTAAACGATAAATACACAGGTGGAAATCTAATTTTCCGCCCATGGGGCATAACCGTATTCCCCAAGTTTGGTTCAATCGTTGTGTACCCTTCTAACTTTTCTGGTTGCCATGAGATAACACCAATAGAAACGGGAGAGAGATTTGCTTATCTTTCCTGGTTCTGCCACGGCGTTCTCAATATAAGCCCACCGGCAGAACATAAAAGACAAGAATTGCAGAACTTTTCGTATCATCTTGATTTTATCACTAGTCATTCAGCAGATTCGGTCCAACAGTTTGTTCCTGTTGGTCCAATAAAGTGAGGCGTATCAATGAAAATTGGAATTAATTCTCCCGGGAAAATGGGTGCAACAATCGCAAAGTCATTGCAATTAGCAGGACATTCTGTATTTTTCGCATCGATGGATAGGTCAATGGAGACTATACACAGAGCATCGGATTGCGGAATAAACAATTTATTTACTTTGGAGAAGCTTGCTGATGAGTGTGGGGCGATTATCTGCATAGGCACAAATGATGCAGCCATGGAAACACCAAGAAATGTATTAATAAATAAATACAAAGGTTTGTATATTGACTTAAATTCTTTGAATGGAGACGAGGAAGAACACCAGTGGAGGACCATCGTTTCTGGCCTAACAGATAACTATTGCGAGGGAGCAATTAGGGGGTACCCCATTGAAGGTGAAGCTTTAACTGACAAAAAGCATCGACTCATGATTCTTTCAGGACCATCAGCACGGGAAGCAGCGGCATTATTGTCGGACGGGCTTTTTGATGTCCATGTATCTGCCGCTCCAGCAAAATACGTAAATCGGCTCATTGCGTCTGGCAGTATGTCGCCGCCAAAAGAGCACCTGTTTCAAGACAAAATAACACCAAAAAATCCCAAATGGGAAGATGAAATGCTAAACCTAATAGCAGAAAAATTCTACGTGGATGGAAGAACTGGCTCTGAAACGATGGTTTATATTTGGGAACAGATTCGCGACGGAAAACTGAGAGACATATGCATCGATTTGAAATTTCCAGAGCATTTGGGATTCATACATGGAATCAATACTTTTGGAAAACACTTAACAATGAACAATTCACTTGATAAGCCAAGAGGTGACTATCCATCTTGGCAGGAACCGAGATGAATATGGTGCTTCAGGGGCTGCTTATATAAGTTGGTCGGGGTAAACTTTACCCCTGTTTTTTGTTTCTTTTACTACATCGCTCGCGTAATACGGCCGAGATAAACCGTTTTCCCCCTCAAGCGCCCGATTCTGATAAACAGGATTTGTTCTTGCTTCATCAAAATCCGATTGGCCATAATCTGAGTGTTTTGCATAGAGAGAGTAATCGTCATACAGGGAGTCAATCCAATGCGGACGACACCAGTCATCAACAGCATCTGGCTCCGAGACATTTATTAGGACGTCATCATGCGATGAGCCTTGTGAGAAGAACTCTAGATATCCGTATCGTTTCCCATGCGTAACAGTGTGGACGCCATGGGTGGCCATAAAGTTGCAAGGAAAAATTACTATATCTCCGGATTTTGCTTGGTGCTCAATATCGAGGTATGGGAAAAACAACTCCCCGCCCATGTAGTTTGTTCCATCCAATTCAGATGTGCTCGATACGCAGTCATTGATGTATGCCATTACGGCAACAACTTGACGCATCTGCACCTGCCCCTTGGGGACAAATCTTTCACCGTTCGTGGCCCTGTAATTTGAGTCATTATCGTTATGGATTCCCAAATAATCACCCTCGTCGTACCGCAGAAGATGTCCCCTGCTCCTCCACCATATTGTCCCGAGAGCAAATGGGAATCTGTGGATATATTTAATCAGGCACTTGTAAATTTGGTCTTCCCAGTTCTGGAATATCTCAATTACTTCTGGCTCGGTACCATGTTGTACGGGTTGAAGAACCCGAATTGGCACTTCCTCTATCTGTTCAATTGAGAATTTATTGCCGTCCTCGTTTACCGCATATTTCTGACCGGAGCTGTCGGTGTGATATTTCCATCTTTGCTCATGCGCCAGCTGTGCATTTCTGTCAGCCCATGGCATAATGAGTTCTTTGTTCGGATTAAATGCATTTCTGAAACAGACAACACCGCCGCCAAGATGAACGTCATTAATTGAATCAATTTCTAATACTTCTGATTTACCAATTTTTGGCGTGCTCCCAAAAAATGGAGGAAATTGGACTGCTTTACTCAACGACAACCGAGGCACTCGCAGGCGGTGGATTTTCCATGTTCCGCTTGTACATATCATACTGCTGGACAAACATTTTGAAATGCGCCCCAGAGTTCATGTAGTAAACAACTTTGTTCTGTGATGGTTGCAGTCCGCTGACAAATGCTTCCGTCCATTCCGTGGCTGCGGCCATCAACTCATTGGCAATGTGAGTGCCCATTTCGTCAACAAAAGTTGCGTTTGTTTCAGCAATATCAATACATGCAGCAATATCGTGGAGCGTGTAGTGATTCGCACCACTCTTAACCACTGGACCATTTGTTGTTGTGATTATTGTAAAAGCCATTTTTCTACCACTTTCCTATTGGGCACTCTGCCGTTTTGAGTCTTGTTTTTATCTTCATGAAGCAACCACATTCCTTGCAGGTCATTGTCGGCCTGAATAAACGAGGGCACTCCAAGCATATCTTTAATCGCTCTTCTCCGTAATTAACTGCTGTGTCACTCATTACGGTTTAGTATACACAAAGTTATCAACAGCATTTGACTGGACAACTGTTGCTGGGGCAATGGAAACGCCATGTTTTTTACCTCTATTAGCCCCCGTTGCCGTATGGCTTCCGCTTATTGTTCCGCCTGCTGCCCCTGGTGCCGAAACGGTTATTACTTCACCAACCAATGTTACGGTCAACGAGGTTGGTCTTGTTGGATTACCAGCAGCCCCAGCCGCGGCAACCGTCTCGGTAGATGTGACTGTGCTCGTATTTGCAACAACAGAAACTACTCCAGCAACGGCTTTTCGTATTATTGCTTTTTGCGAGTATGTCCAGGTTCTTGTTTCTGGATTGGAGTAGGAAGTAGTTACTGTCTGATACTGCGGTCTTGGGCTTTGTCCGTTGCAAGAACCAGGACAACCTGGGTCGGTTGCGTCAAGAAATACACAACAGTTTTGAATTTGATATTCACTGCATGTCCCTGGGGTTCCTGGGTCTGTCATTACGAGTGAGCAGCAACACGTTCCACCGCATAGGTATTCGTCTCCGGCGGTATAGCCATAGAGAACGTAACCACCACCACAATGGATTCCATCCTGATAGCAAGACAGTCCTGATGGTGTGCGATATTCATATGTGGCAGGTGTTCCTCCGGAGTAATTAATACAAACTACGTCGTAGCACGTGCCTCCATACTCTGGCCAGTTGGAAGCGTCGTAGGTTCCAGTAGAAACGCCGTTGTATGACTTGCCGCCAGAACATGTGTTTCCGATGAATTGGGTTGTTGTAGTGGTTCCGCTTGTAGCTGGGTTCTGTGCGCTTGATTGCGTCATCTCTGTATTGGCAGCAAACCAGTTGTTTTGGTCTACCACCCAGAACGCAACACCCCATCCATCTCCGTTTGCTCTGTCAACTTTAACTGTTGCGTTTTTTGTATTAGTTCGCAATGTGGCTATCGGGTAACTAGCCGCAGCGGTGGCAGTGGTTAATTGGTTGCTGGTAATCGACCAGTCACCACTTGTCTCTGTCCATTTTTTTCCAGCAGCAGTAATGTCTGTGCTGTTTGCGCGATTAAAATCGTCAGACGTTGTTGGGAGGACTTTACCCCCACCCGCTTCTACAACTCCAGGAATCATATTAGCTCGTTATATTTCCAACCAGGACCCATGTGTTGGCTGCGTACTTTACGAGGGTAGCAACCGCATACTGTCCTCCCAGTTTTAATTGAGCGTCGAAACCACCAACTGTCTGTGGTGCCGTAGCGCTAAATGTCACTATCTGTGAACCGGTTTGAAGAAAATCTATTCTGTCCCCAACCGTAAATGTTCCATCAGCTGTTGGTATGACAACCGATGTACAGCTAGAAAGCACAACCAAGCCACCAACATCAGAAGCCGCAATTGTGTGCGTTGCACCTTGCTGAGCAACAATCGGTGACCTAAACCCAGAGCGAGCTGCACCAGTAGCTAAATCTGTTGTCGTAATCGAACCAGACAGACTTAATTTGCTATAAGCAATTGCAGCAGAAGCATTAACGTCATCGTTAACAATTTTTCCAGAACCTATAGCAGTGACGCCTGATGAGCTTATCGTAATGTCGCCTGTAACTTCTGTGGAAGTTGGAACACCAGACGAATTATGCACGACAACATAACCAGCAGTTGATGTTGCAAGTTTCGACAGGGCAATGGCCGCAGAAGCATTGACATCTGCGTTGACAATCGTTCCGTCAAGAATCTTTCCTGATGTAACAGCACCATCTGCTAGTTCTGTTGCGGTAATTGTCCCAGCAGCAATATCTGCTGCTATTACCGTGCCTGGGGCAATTTTGTCAGATGTTACAGAGTTGGCAGCTAGCTTTTGCGTGGTGATTGCACCATCTCCAACCGTAAATTGCGCTGAGTCCTGCCACGAAGCGCCGTTGTAATATTGAATTAAGTTCAATTCATCGATATAACAAATGCGGCCTTCGGACAGTGCTGGCTTGCCACTTCCTCCTTGGGATACGGGAATGCCGTCGCCAAACGCCGCATCGCGCGCTGCTGTGGTCGCGAAACGCGCAACCACCTGGTCCATGAGATACGTGTTTATGTCTGCTGCATATGCAGTATCACCAGATAGAAATAGTCTTACACCTGTACCGGCCATTTAGAAATCTCCTAAATTATTGTGTTTTATTTTAGCATTATGTTTCATACTGGTCACCCGAACGAGATGCTTCCATCAAGCAAACCATACGTGACGTCATCAAGTGTTAAGAAGAATTCGTCAATAGTTTGGTGAGTAACCACGTATCCCATGGGTCTAGCCATATTCACTGATTGGAGTACGGCATCGCTTGATTCACCGACATTTGCATCAATTGTTTCGTTTGTTAGCGTCTGAATGCGAATCGCAAAAGGGTCTCCACCGAAATATGGTGTCAACGAAACAGACTGTGTGGAAGCCTCTCCATCTTTTGTCCTGATTGTCATCTGTTTTGCAGATTCAATCATTGCATGTCTTGTCCCAGCACCTCTTCCATAATGGCTCCCATAGAGCTGCCATTCCACAAAGTCTCGCTGAAGACCGGCGTTATTGAAATAAAGAGTCCCATCAGATAACTGAAAGTTACGATGGATTCTTTCCCCATTGAATTGAGCCAGCCAACTCAAATACGCGTCTCGAGCCGCTGATGGAGAAACAAGCGAACTCTGAACCCAACTGAGAATTCCCTCGTCCTGTGTTACTAGCTCTTCGGCCTCAAGACCGTACATCTCTTCGTATTCGGATTTTGTGTCACCAGCAGCAGATGTAAGCACGTCAATAAGTCTAAAAAAAGGATAAGTCGGATATGACTGAGATGAGTCAAGTTCCCAGTAAAAATCAGGTAGAAAATTTCGTATTCCAGATACGAAATCATTAGAGTAGAAATCCAGGTCGTGAATTAGGTGTGGACATGTCAACCATATGTTTGACGCATTATGTCCAGTGATAGATATTCTTATACTTAAGGTGTGTAGCTCTGAATCATCTGGAACGGTTATTCTATTTGACTGAATAGCGTTGTACTCACCGCTGCTAAATGACTGAATATTTCCTTCAATTCCAGTTGATGAACCATCAAGATAAATCATTGTTGATAAATCGACAGAAGATAGCGCTTTGATTCGCATATTAAAGGAAAGAATTCGTCCATTGTCTTCGAGATATAGTGGGACATCTTCCAGTGTCACTAATATTTCACCAGTAGATGATGGGTTTAATTGCAGAACGTAACGAGTATCAACTAAAAAGTTGGTCGAAACTATTGTTAATTCCGAGTTGGTTGATTCCCAATCGCTTGCATATGCGCCGAGTTCGACAATTTGTCCACTGTCATTTACTCGAAGCAGCGCACTATCGTATGGCAAAAGGTTACGTGTTGTAGCCATTGTTAACTTATTTCCAATACCGTAAACGTAAGGTCAATGTCTTCAACTGCAATTATTGGCAATGAGCCTTTTTTATGAAATAGCAAGTCGTTGCCTAGTTGTGGCAACCAACCGGAACCAGTTGGAGAGAGCGTGAGTGATTCAACAAAAACCACACCAGGGACATTGCTAATAAGCGATATTAGCTGTGTCTGTCTCACTCTATCTTGGGTGTATGGATATTTTGCCGGACTTATGAAGTCGACCAACGCATTAAGTACGGCACCCTCCACGGATGCAGCATCATACGATTCACTTATCACAACTTCTCCAGAAATTTCTAATGTGCAAATTTCTGGGTCTAACATTTCAAAAGTTAATCCAGCAACTGATTTTGCGCGAATGTCAGCAACAACGTTTGTTTTTTCAATTGATGTTAAATAAGTGTTTAGGCCATATCCAAAAACAGTTACGAAACCAGACACATCCTGACCAGCGTAAGCAGAAGCAGTAACTGTGGTGCTTGCTGAGTTTGTTGCTACTTTGACGAAATTAACCGTATCTGAACCGGTAGCAGTTATTTCATGCAAGCCATTAAATGTTGCACTTACCGAAGGGTCAAAAACTTCTAATTCAATTGTGTCACCAGTTATGAATAGGTGTGGTGCTGCTGTCTGAATTGTTGCCAGGTTATTATTCAAGAATGTTTTTATGACTCCGGATTGTCTTTTTACAGTTATGTCGCCGCTTGTATCATCGCCATTAGTCAAGTCATATGTTTTGACACGACTTATAACGTCTGGGTATTCAGAAAGAACATATGAGTCAACTTGTGTTGCTCTTGTGAGAGACGAAGTAAGAGAGCGCAAATAAGTTGTAGCTCGTGATAGGTAGTCTGTATCTGAGTCTGCGTTAATTCCATTTGCAAAATTTGAAGGCGTTCTAACCGTTACTGTTTGGATTTGTGTTCCAGAAGAAAGTATTTTTAACTGAGCTCCATCATCTATTGGTGGAATAATTCCTGGCGTTAAACACATAATGGTTGCTGATGCGCTCGGATAATCTACAGATATCTCCAAGTCAGTCGGTTCCAGTTCCAGTGCAGATGTTGTCTGAAATGGAAATTCCTGTAATTCATCTTCAAACAACGCTTCAAAGCTGAAAACCGTTCCAGCAGGTATTGTTCCGCCATCATATGTGTTGAGCGTGATGGTGACATCAATCTCTGCTGGAATAGCCTCCTGGCGAATAAATCCGAGCATTCCTACAATTCCTGCCATTAGCCTATTTGGAAGTCTGTTTATTGCAGCAATATTCAACGCACTTACATATGCCATTGCCTGAAAAATCGCGTCTTCTGGAGAACCAGTACGGAGATTGAATTCAGGCAAGCTGAGTCGAGCCAACTCAATCGAGTCGCGATAAATGTCTCCTGGTTCCTTGTCAAAAATTGTGAGGTTGACGTATTCTGAAAAATCTGCTGGCATTTTAAACCTACGAGCTTTGTATTTCAAAAGCGAAAGAAACTTTGGTTTTACCAGTGTTTCCTTCGTTTGATGTTGTTGATAAATTGGTTATTCTTATTTCTGGAACATACCTCGACGCATTTAAAACAAATAGCCCTTTATCTACAGTCCTAAACGCAGGGTCGTTAGCACCAAAAGCTGGAGTGAATGGATGGGTCATTGGTTCTGTAAGAATAATAATTGAAAGCAATTGTGCATAATAGTCAGTTGTTCCGTCTCTTAGCTTTTTAAAACCAGTCGAATCAAATTGAACCGGGAATTGAATCATGTCCATCTTTTCACCTCCTAATGACTATGCGAATTAAGTTGACTTTGAAGATTTGCCACTTGCGTCTGAAGAGCGCTAACGGTTGCCTGCAATTGCTCAAAAAGAACTTTTGAGGCATAAACGTCGGCTTTTATTTTTGCAGACCCATAAACCATTATTTCATTAAAGAACTCATCCGTGAATGAACATTTCACTACATCTCCAACTGAGTATTTGTTAAGAGTTGTTGTTCCAATTGGAGTAATCGGACCGTATGTTGAACCAATAGCAGGAATGGAAACACTAATTTGCCCAGAACTATTGACTGCCGTTACATTTGCTGTGAATATCCGACCAGCCTTGAGCGGGTGCGATGATGCTTTTTGATTATCAATGATGTCCGGTCTATTACGAGCCATTTCTTATCCTCCTAGACCCATAGCGATGTCGAATCGCCTGCCGTATTTGGAATAGAACCACGTGACCCAGAGTATTCAGGAAAACGCTTATCCAGTATCAGAGACTGCTGTTTGGATAGTAAATATGCATAATCACGAGCATTCAAGATAGCTTTTTGCTTAGTTTCACCACGAACAACAGCAAGGTATTTTGCTGTTCCAAGATATCCCCCGTCAGCGTTATATTTAGCTATTACTTCTGCGCTGCTCTTTAGTACGGCCACGCCACCCTGTGTATATATGGTCGGGAGCACTACTGCCCTCCATTCACTTCCAAATTCAAACTCGTATGTAATTGAAAATATCGTCATAGCATCAGACCCTGATGGAAGAACTGGACGTGAGAAAAGATTTATGTTGCCTGTATATAGAACTGAATCGGCATCATTTGTGCTTGCTTGGCCTGCTCCGCCTTGTGCTATTGCCCCCTTGAGCATTGGGTAGGTAATGGTCAGGTTTGCATACTGCATTCTTGGGTAACGCAATTGGTTTGATTGGTCAGGTATCGGGAGTAAGCGTGCATCCAGTGATTCTGAAGTAATCTTTTTCCCTGTTGCGTTTTTTGCAGATTGGACCACAGTTACTGGAGTGGTCTGTGTCCCAGCAAACGGAACATATGTTTGTTGATATGTGACGCCAATTGGCAGAAGTTTTGGTTTATTCTTTTCTTCATCGCGCTGCGGCGTTCTAAAAGAGACGCTTACCGGCTCTGAAGACATCTCGTCAAATGAAACAGATTCGATTATGTAAAAACCCGACATGTTTGGAACGTTGCCAACATACGCCGTCATACCTGGTCGAATCTGCGTTCCGTTGATTCTCTCAACAACACAGGAGCCATCTGCAGCATATGGGTCATTGTCGGACTTCGTGATGCTTGGGTATTGTGTCAACTTAAAATACCCCGGTGCACCAAGATACTGAAATTGAGGCGTACTTTGATTAGGATACTGAAGAGGTATCCATCGTTGCGTTTTTTTACCAGTTTGTTTCTTTTGGCCAGTTGTTTTGTCAACAGTAAACTTCGGTACCTGTCTTGCGTTGGTGCCCCATTTATGAAGAAGAAATTGTTCTGATGCAAATATTAAATATCCATCAGTTTCAAAACAAACAAATTTTGCATCTCCAGCAAGACGGGTAATTACATCCCACAATGATTCTGCTTGTTTTTCTCCAGAAGCTTTTGTTATATTTTGCTTCTTTGTTGTTTCTTGTCCGTAAAACTTTAAACCGTATTTTGCAGCTGCACGCCTAACGAAATCCGTTCCTTGCCCTTTGATTGTGTCGGGTCGTTTATCTCTCTTCATTTGCTGTATCGCCTTGGAGTAGCAATCAATACTAAAAGTGGGACTACTACCAGGGCCCTGGGATACTGTCACCTTGGAAATCTCAAACAACTGTTTAACGAGCGCAGCACTTCCCGACCCGTCATCTATGCGTCCAAGTGTTTGCGTTTCATATATTATGTCCCTGCCCAGAGTGAAAAAATTTTGTCCTGACATACGTAGCTCTGGGTCTACCAGCTCAAAGCTCAACTGAGAGGCCATATCCATCGAATAGCTAACATTCACACTTGTAACAAGTTTTGAAATGTCCGCATAACCATTTGATGACGTGTTTGACAGGTCGGCAATAAGAATCTTCCCCTGGTATGGCCCCCTATACTGACGGGAGTAACGCCATCCAGCAAATGTTGTTAGGTCAGCAGCCATTCGTTCTCATTATTTAGTTGGGACTCCAGGGCATCCAGCATTAGACAGCATTTTTGCGCGAATATTCGCTGGTATTCCTGGATTTTTAGTGAATATCTGAGTGCATAAGTCATCTGTATTGTTGTTTGGTCCTCCGGGAGTTGGAGTACTTGGAGTAATTTTTGGAAGTACTGCTATAAGCGGGGTTTCTAGAGGCAATTCCAAAATTGACATATTTACTGTTGCTCTGTTTATTTCACCTGTTGGTGTCTGGCTAAATACAGAATCATTACTTGACCTTGTTCGCTGAACAGAAGTAATTGACATATCGACAATTGCAAAAACGATTCCACTTCCACCGGTCCAAGTTGGGTAGGTGAGTTGCTCGGTGAACATTGAGTCAAAACCTAAAAATATGACAGGTTCTGGCCGCATGGCCATAGTACGAAGTTCACGTAATTTCTCGTCACAAGATGAAAAAATATTATTATTGTCACCAACCAAAAATTCAAAGCTTATTTTCATCAGTTTAAAATTTTTAAAATCAACAAATGGAGTATTATTTACTCTCGGTATTTCTGTCCACTCTGCTCCTATATTTGAGTATGAAACATTGTTTGGTCGATAATCAAATACAAATCGGGAAGGTCTTGGGGCTGTTGAACCATCTGGATTATTGTAAAACTGTACCATCTGGGGCTGGTCTAGGGAGTATGAGTAATCACCACCCTCTCCTTCTGAGCCACCGGTTGATTTAGATACCACAACCGTTGTTCCACTTGTGCTTAATCCATTTTCGTAGTTCTGTATTGCTCCGGTTTTGCGCAACGTATCCATGGCAATCGTTCCGCTATATATTTTAGAAATTCGTGTATCAGCATCAAGTACTATCGTTTTAGCTGCAAGAAGAGATAGCCCACCAGACACAAGTTCTTTTATCTGCGAATTAGTAAAATTCGTCAAATTCAAGTCTGCTGAGTCACCTATAAAAGATGACCACTTTGATGCGTCAAAGTCCCCTACGTCCGGCAGTGACTGAAGCGCGTTGTTGTTGGCCAATGGGAAGAATCGTTTTAACTGTGGATGATACCAATACTGTGTCCAAGTTTCAGATGAGTCGCTGAGTTTTTTCCATTTATAAATGGAATCAGAAAGATATGGATTTTTTGAATAGTCAAACTCAGTGTCTGACCAGTTGAATTTGTAATTTACTGCCTCGTAGACTTCGTTTCCAAAAACTATTCTTGCTCCGACAGAATAGTCATTTACTTTATTCTTATTCGGATTTGCTGAATTCTCTGGGGTCCGTTGAAAGTCTGGTTCACTAAATGTATATTCATCCCCGTTTGTATATGTTATGTATTCTTCGTCAGATGGTGTTACTCCAGCAAATGGAAACCAGTATTTTTGCGCAGACACGAGAGAATACGATTCCGGGAAAACAGGTGTTGACGTATTTTCGACTTGAATATACTTTCTTTTAAGTGGGTAGTTCTTAAATAGGCTTAACGAATCTGAAGCCGTATACCCAATAGTGAAGAGTCTGATTGTTCCGGTTGAGGCCATTAGCTACGCTCCCTGGCGTTTCTTTCTTTTTCAGCAATCTTTGCCATCACCATGTTTGCGATTGCCTCTGGTGACTGCGTTGCTCCATTAATCTCGATGTTGAAGTAGTTTGTGCTTCCACCACTACCTGCTGTCATTGTTGACATCCCCATAGGCGCCATTGGAGATGAAGTGTCTCCAGCTCTAGCTGGAACTACATGTAGGTGTCGATTTGCTTGCGTTCCGTGGAACTCTGCAAACCCGCCGTTTTCGTGAACAAGACGCGAGTATGCGCCAAGGTTTTGGCCAGTAAGGTCATACGCTCTTCCGGTTACATGGTCTGAATTAATTGAGCCAAGTCCGACTGTTCTGTAGGCGGATGTTACGTTTCGTTTGCCAGTTAGTTGGCTGTCCATTGCTGCGTGACGGGCCATTGTCTGCGAAAGCCTGCTTGAAGTTGTATCACCACGCGGGGTTGTGGTGTCCTGGCCCATAATTGCAGCCATTGCCTCTTTTGACCACCACTCTGGCTTATCCTGCATGCTTTCAAAGAATCCATCTAGGTATCCATTGAATTCTTCAACTGCGGACTTCAGTCCTTCTGATGCCGTGGCTAAGTCGGCAGTCTTGTTGGCAATTTCATTAAGTGCTTCTTCTGGTGTCCGTTCAAGCGCTAGTCCACCAAGACCAACCGTCGATAGAACTTTTCTTATGTCCTCGTCTGTATAGTCGCCTTTATTTCCAGTAAATAGCGCACCCCTATTTGTTAGATTCAAGAACCTCGTCATATCCTGGTCGCTCAAACCGCTGATTAGTCGAGAAGCCATATTTGCGTCAGTGTTAAAACCTAATTCTCCAAGCATGGCCTGCAATTGACCACCGTATTGATTTCCTATTCCTTTTTTAACTTCTTGTATTCCAGTTTGGTAGCTTGGATTAATGGCTCCATATTGTCCCTCGAATACCTGACCAGGCGCATATACGCCCTGTCCTTCTGTACCAAATGAACCAACCGTGGCAAGATAAGCTTCGACAGGGTCTCCACCGGTTGCGGCTAATATCTGCTGGAAATAATTTTCAAAATAACCTTCTACGGCAACAGTTTTTTCTGTATCACTCAAGCCTCCTGAAACAAGCGTGTCTCGAAGGCCTCGAGATGAAGAATTTATTGCAAGTATGGACTCTCTTCCTTCACGACGTTTTCTAAATATATCTCCAGCTGCAAGGAACAAATCAACGAATGCATTTTTGAGTTCCTGCGCTGTTTTCACAACATTCTCGCCAAGCGCTTTTAACAATTCATTGAATTTAACTGTCGGGTCGTATATGTTTACGCCAAGATTTTTTGCAAGAATTTCTAATTCCGCACCGCTTTTTCCAGTGATTTTTGTAAGGTACTGCATGCGCAGGTCGCCCTGCTTGTCTATGTCTTTAAATCCTTGCATTTTTGCAAGAAATTTTGCATCAAGGCTTGCATTTCCCATACTGCTGTAGTCATCTGGAAAAAATGGATTATCGTCTTTTACACCTGAAAAACCTAATTCATTCAAAAACCCATATGCACGCTTATCTCTGCCGGCACCGTCCTTGCCCATTATTTCTTCGTATTTGCTTTTTGAAATGCTGATTCCCAGCTTGTCTCGATTTGCATATACTTCCTGAAAGACTTCTTCAATTGTTTTTTGACCGCCACCCTTTCCTTCAAAATTTTTTTGTTTTTGTGTTCTTGCGATTGTGAGTATTCCCGTGGCTGTCAACATCCTCTTGTCAGCAAAATCTTTGGCGACATCGCCGAACGCACCGCCACCGCTTAACATGCCGCCAGCTTCGTATGTTCTTTTATTTCTGTCAAATTGTGTTCCAGCAGCAGTTGCAATGCCGGAAAATATTTGCCTGATACTTTCACGAGCTACTTCTCTGGCTTGCTTCATTTCATAAGCACCTTTATTTATGCTGCCTTTGATTACGCCAAATACTCCTCCGATTACCGCACCAGCCAGTGCTCCGTATGCTCCTCCGAACTGCGCGCCGAGCGCTGCTCCGCCAGCTGCTCCAGCAAGGCCGCCTTTGAGTCCGCCACGAGCAGTCATGGCGCCACCTATACCAGCTACCGCGATACCAAGTCGCGGGTCAAGCTGCGATACGGTTGCGCCGAGCGCCATTGCTCCACGCATTTCTTCTGGCGCATACTGGCTGGCCATTCCAAGCCCCATTGCAGTACCCATTCGACCACCGAAGCTCTTACCGAATTTCTGCTGCGCTGCACCGAATTTTGTCATGTTTCTTTCTAAGCGTAAATTCTGTCGCATGGCACGTATATTTTCTGCTTGCCTTGCGAGAAATTTTCCGCCGCGTGCATCGATTGCTGAATCTCGGTTTGCTCGTATGGCATTTCTTTGTTCCTGGAGGTTTACATATCCACCCACGGTTCCGTCAGTATTTTTTAGATTTGGGTCATATGCAGCCTGTCTCATGTAGTCCATGCCGCGTGAAGCAGAAGTACCAACTCTTCGCGCAAATAGTTGAGCCCTATCGGCTCCTGCAAGTGCCCCATAACGAACATGCGCTCCGGCCCTCGTCATTGAGTTGCGCATTGCTTCTCCGTATGTAGCGCCACCACCAACTCCGCCAGCGGCATATTCTGATGCGCTGAGACCACCCCTTTCTGCCGGGGTCATTGCTGCTGCTGATGCATAGTCCCTAGTGCGTGCCATGATTGATGCACCAATTCGCGAACCAATGCCAGGGCCAGTTGTAAACCCGAGCGCAGCATCGCGACGCCGTGCGTATCCCTCAATCCTTCGGGCTGTTGCTGCTGCCATCCCGTTATTGGTTGGCTCTCGATACCCTATGCCAAGGGCCTGAAAGAATCCGGTGGATGGAGTAATGGAGCCAGCTCCTGGAAATTCTTTCGGTGAACCTCCAGCTTTCGATGCCATACCAGCAGTAGCCAGTCCTGAGGCGAGACCCTTTTTTGCTTCCGGCGAACCACTGACAACTGCAGCTTTACCCCCGCTGGCAAGTCTCGACATTTCCGAAGGGCCAGTTGGTCCTGTAAGTGCAGCACTTCCAACATTTACTGTTCCTGCTGTTACGTTCATTTGCTGGGTACTCATTGCGCCGACGCCAGGCATCATCATGCCCTTAACGCTCTTCATTCCTCGTGCCGCTATAGCAAAACCAAATAGAGGCGCAAGGGCGGACGCAAGACCATTTCCAGCACCGAGAGTTTGCATTTTCGACAAAAGGTCGAACATCATTTTTACTCCGGCGAGAAGGTCGTTTATAAAAGGAGCCATGTCAGCAAACATTTTTTTCATGTTCATGAAATATTTAGCCAAGCTGTCAATCAAGTCGCCTATGCGCTGCCCAAATTCGGCAACACTGTCTTCATTCTTGATAAGCAATTCTCTGAAAAGAGTAAGGTTGTCTGCGCCACGCTTAATGGCTTCCCAGATTGGGTCCCATGCTTTGTACAAAACTCTAGCGCCATCTATGAGAGGTCGTAGCTTATCGAGAAGCAAGTTCCAACCACGGCGGAAGTTAGAAAACCAATTGCCCATTCTTTCAAACATTCCTTGTGCTTTTGGTAGATACTCCCGCAACATCGTGACCATCCAGTTGGACAGCTTGTCTATTGCCGTTACAAAACCACCGGTAAATGAATCGAATCCAGGACCTCCGGCAATTGCTGCGCTTGCTCGAGCAAGGTCTCTTCGTATAATCCCAAATACTTCTTCAAATGCTTTTTTGGTTGGCTCAAGGAACTGGTCGCCGAAGTCTGCAAACTCGCTACGGATTACTCCGAAATATGCTTTAAGTTGTCCGATGAGTGTGTTGTTTACTGCCTCAAACTGTCCAGCAACACCTCCTTTTTCAGCAAGCTTTCCAGAAAATAAAAGCTCTTTAAACTGGTCTTTCGTTTTAACATTCGCATCTTTCAGTGCTTTTTGCATTTCTGGACCGAGTTTTTTTGCTTCGGCCATCACATCGCCGATTCCCTTTTTCTGGTCAGAGAGAGCAGCGACTACTGCGGCAACTTGTTCAACAGCTTTTGCTGGGTCCTGTCCTGCTGAACCAAAATCCATCAAAGCTCGGATTGTTTTATTGCTCGCATTTATCTGCGCCATATTCATGGTCTTAGACATAACGCCAAATGCCTTGTTCAGCGAATCGACACCAAGTCCTGCAAGTGAAACATCTGATTGAAGGTTTCGCATTGCCATTCTCGTTTGATTCATGGATGAACCGAACTCTTTTGCTCCCTTTCCTCTATATGCAAACATTGCTGCCTGCTGCTCACGTATTGCTGCAGCAACTGTTCCTATTGCCATCGCAGCTGCGGCAGCCCCACCGGCTAAAAACTGCATAGCTCCTTGGTACGCCTTGACCAAGAATTGACCAGCCTTGAAGAGTGCGTGAACTCCAATCATTGTTGCTGAAAGTAGCGCCATTTCTATAATTACGCTCTTAATGGCGAGCTTCAAGAAGCCACCGAGAAACTTTCCAGTCATCTTGGTGGCAGCATCTATTTCATCGAAACTGCGTTTCCACTTTGACGCCATACCTGAAATACTTCGGGTGGTGGATTGGGCGTAGTTTTCAATGGTTCTACCGCTAGCAAAACGGCGCTCCATCTTCTTGAGCGCGCCAAGCTCAGCCATGACCTTGCGAAGTTCACGAGTCTTCGCATCAATCTTTATTTTTATATTGACTGTCTCGTCGGCCATTACTGCTCCAGGTGAGTTTTAAGTCACGTGAGTGTAAGGAACTGCCGAGCTATGGGGTTTCTGGGGTTTCCCGTACTACCTCTGAGTCTTCGACTTACGCTCTTGCTCTTCGCGGTCGTTAGATATAACTTTAGCACAGGCCAAAAGCATCAACCAGTCAACATCCTCTACAGCCAATAGGTCTAGCGGATTTGTGTGGAACAGCTCACCGAGTCGAGCTGCTGACTTTATTGCGGAATCTTCAACTAATTCGCTGAAGACTCCTTCGTAGGGTCCACTGCTGCGACCGTATCCGAATATCCAGCGGCATCAAGAATTGCAAGTGCTGCAGACTCCACGTGTGGGTCAACGCCAAACATCGCACGAACTGCGTCTGGAACAGGGCGTGCTGCCTCTGTCATTTCGAGAATTATCGGATGTGCGAAATTCAAGAAATTGCCATTTTCGTCAAACACCTCTTCGTCGTCAATAAAGATTCCAGTTGCGGTGTGACCGATAACCAGGCAAGCAAACTTTGTTGCATCGAGACCGTTGCGCGAATCTTCACCTGCATTTTTGCGCCAATTCTTCATTTGACTTTGCGTGATATTTGGGCTCACTTTGATGCTCACGCCAGGTCGTTCCGGAACAGGAATAAGAACGTAAGAACGTTCAACCTTCTTCTTCACCACAGCGCGAAGACGCTCTAGTTGTGACTCTTCCTTGGTTTGCACAAGGCCGGATGACTGAGCATCCTTTGTTGCCTTCTTGCGTGCTGGCTCGTTTTCGTCTGATGTGTAAAGTGTGTTGTCGCTCATGTACGAGAAACTATCACACTAGTGCGCCCAGTGGCGCAACTAGCAAATTTAGCGAGATGTTGACGTTACGTCTGAGATTGCGAAAGTCAAAGCAAAGGTAGCTGGAGCACCCGAGGACGAGTCGCCCTCTGGCTCCGTAATACCAACCAACAGCGCATCGTAGTAGTAGCGGTCGTTTGTTGGGTCCTTGATGTCGCAGTCGTAAGTAGATACCGTAATGTTGTAGTAAGCAACACCGACATACTTGCGCAGCGTCTGAATCTTTGCCGCAATACCTGCAGCCGTATCGGCTGCGATGTTATCGTCGTCGTAGTGGGCTGTCAAGGTGATGTCACCTATTTCAGAAGGAGCACACAGAACTGTTGGGCGAGACTTTCCACCCTCGTAGATTTTTTCTACAGAGGCTGTGATTTCGCCACCCGACACCTGAGCAAACTTGAATCCTGTCCACTTAGGCAGGTTCGTCTGAACGTTTGTCTGCTGCTTGGCGTTGTTGGCGAAGTTGCTTGGGAAAATTTCCGCAAGTACTTGACGCTGTGCTATTTTGGCCATTGTTTATTCCTCCGTTATACCACTGACGCGGTTAGGTTGGACTTGACGATATCGATTTCGATTTGGTCACCAACGCTACTTACTCGCAAACCGACTCTCGCCTTGACGAGACCTGTCTGAAGTTGTGACGCTGGGTTAATCGATGTATCGCACTTCACGGTGTAACCGTTGTCGAGTTGCTTGCCATTTACGTCGAACGCTGGGTAAAGAGCACCAAGGTCGCGCATTGCTGCAAGAATTACAACGAGGCGAGCCTCGACGTTTGCGAAGATTGTGTTTCTGCCATCAATTGGGCTGAACACTAGGTCCTCAAGGCTTCTGTAGCACTCTGACACGATTGAGTTGACAACATCTTGCTGCGTGATGTAGCGGAAGTTGTCTGTGTCTGATGAACATGAGCGCGCACCATAGATACGAACCGTGTTCTGGATAATTCTGAGTGCATTTACTGAGTACTCATCTAGGTCATCGCCAACTGTCTTGTTGATGTCTGTCTTCAATCCGCTCACGAATCGTGCGGAAGAAATCAAACCAGCGGCTGGTAGATGTGGACCTGTTTGGTTGTGTGCAGCTGCACGCTTACCAGCAACATATCCAACTGGCGGAATGAAACGAGTAACACCGGCAACCGTTGTGGGAACTTGCACCCAAGGATGGTAAACGGCTGCATGTTCTGCATGGTCTGCTGCTTGCATAGTTGTTGCAAGTGTCTTTGCGTTTGCGGCAGTTGCATTTTCTGCTGGGTACAGAAGAGCGATTCTGCTGTACGCATTTGCATGTGTAACCAGGTTTGAGCTAATTGTGTTCGAGTAAGAATCAGCACATGCAACAGCACCTGTTCCAAGTGCGTCATTAAACAGCTCAAGAGCACTTGTATATGTGGAATCCGTTACTGAACCTTGATTTGCATTACCAGCTGAAAGAGCTGTGGCTGCAAGAACGGCTGGTTTAAGTGTTTCGTCATCAACCGAAGCAACAACGTAGCGCGATGCGACTGCGCTCAAATTGATTCTACCCACAGCCTGCGGAACGGATGAAACTGTTCCAGTTGTGTAGACAAGACTATCTTCAAAGAACAAGTTAACTTTGAATGTTGAACCCGATGGGTGTTCTACTTGAACTTCAATATCTGATGACCAATCGCCAGCACCATTTGCTGTGATTGTCATTGCGTCATTGCCGCCAGACAGAAGTGTCAATTCACCAACTGTTGCCGAAGCACCAACTGCACGAGCAACATATGCGCGCGTGCCGCCTTCTTCAAAGAAGCACTCGACCAATGGGTGAAGGTATGAGTCTGACTTGTATGGGCCAAAAACATCTTCGAATTCTGCGATGCTCTCTACAAGCACCGCCTCTGTTGATGGTCCACGCTCCGCGAGGCCAACAATGAAGAGCTGCGAAGACTGCCGAACCGTTGCCGTTGACGGGCCGGTTCTTACTGAAGTTGAAATCACTACACCAGGCATAGGACCTTCCTAATTCGGTATTGGGATTGAATCCCGTATGTTGATTTCAATTGTACAGATAGGGAGTGTTTATTTTATGCAACTATCTATTTAACTTAAAATTGAAAAATCCAAACATACTGGAGCGACACTAACCAAGAGAAACGCTTGCCGATTGATTCTCGTCGTCCAGCATTGATGGAAGTGCGCCATCAGAAGAGACAGATTTAACGACCAAACGAAGTTCGTCCATGGTTCCGATGTCAAGTCTCGTCACAACTTCATCAATTTCTAATGTATAACCAATATATGCACCAGCCATAAACCGGTCACCCTTGAGTAGGGTAATGTCCGAAAACTCTTCACGAAAGGTTGATTCGTCAATTAGTGCCCTGAAAGAAGTCCTTGAATCATATGCTTTTAAGCATGGGTAGTCCAAAAGTGCAGAACGAACAACAGTTGTTAATCTATCTCGCATTAATGTCGTATCTGCAGTTCCTTCGGTTCTAACCCAAACGTAAGTCCTCATGTTGTACGAGACTCGATACAGGGGGTCTGGCCCGGCAAAACCAATTCTTTCCATTTGTCCAGTAGATAGAGCGACGGTAATTATCGAAGGCCAATGGTCTATGGCCAATGGCTCATGGGCCAGGTAGTCCTCTGGGTCAGGGAGTTGTCCGGAGTGAAGGTTCCAGCCGTTTCTGTACCTAACCAGTCTTATCGGTATGTCTTGCTGGAGATATGAATTTACATATTCTTTTGCAAAGTGAACGCCATTCATTAAATCGCTCATATAATTTTGCTTCCCTCGGTGACATAGCGAGCGACAGCTTTACCCATATCTCTGTCAAAATCTTTGGGAACAAAAATTATTTTTCTAGCTGGCATGTTTTCAGTTCCGTATTGATGGAACTTTGGAATTTTTCCAACAACACCAAATACTGCTTCATGGTCGCTTATTGAATTTACTGGACCTTTGGTTAAGTTAGATACGCTGCGAAACAATTCTCCGGTTTGCACCAATGGTGGGGCGCCTGGGTATCTCATTGCTTTCCATGCTGCGTACTGTGGGTCAAGCGGTGGCCAGGCACCGCGAAGCATTGCTTTTGCGGACATTGCTCCCATGGTCGTAAAGTTTTCAGAGTAAACGCGCTCGAGCTTTTCTCCAGCGTGTCTTAGAATTGGACTGAAATCGTTCATGCGGTCAAGCATGTTGTCGAGCCTGTCTTTTGCCTCATCAATATCTATTCTGATGATTACTTTGTATTGGACAGCTCCGCCCACCATTAAACCCTTACTCTGCGGTATTTTCTTACTGCCATAAGTTCAGAATCAAGGAATCCAGTAACCAGTGGCCCGGTGTTCCTTGTGTTTAGGTCTTTAACGGATACTACGTCATCGTGCATATTTTGCATCTCTCTGCTGGCGGCACGCAAAATCATCAACTTAAACACCGGAATTGTTGAGCCGTCCAATCCCGCTTCATACGTTACTGTAACCAAATCGTCTGCGTATCCGTAATAATAGTCAACCCCATATGGGCGAGTTACATAGTCTGTCTCTTCTTCAAGAACTCGCTCTTCACCAAATAGCGGTTTTACTTTTATTTCCGTAATTGACGATATTGGTGTATTTTTAAAATAAATTGCTGGGGGTGGAGAAGCCCATGTGGTCATGTCGTATTTTGGACTGCTTTCGAAACCGTAGTTATACGTATTATCGTTTGCTGTAAGGAATGTGCTCATCGGAATTCCGGTGTGAGACGAAGTGAGACGATGTTCTTCCGTGTATTCGGAAACTTCAATCGGTCTTTTTAGATAGCCCTCAAGCTCGCTCTGCAGTCCTTCAAGAATCATTGTCGCGGCGTCTTCTTGCCTCGCAGTAAGCGAGATGTCCATGTATGTTTTGATGTCAAAAATAGATGCGAGCATTTCGGCCTCTCGTCAAATGATGCAATAAATTGCTGATATTAAATTTTAACATTAAACACGTATCCCCCTTGCCAACACTATGTGCTAGCTTCTGGGTATGGCCGAGGAAGCAAAAATTGTTCGAATTCCTAAGGAAAAACAAAAAGAACATGTTGTTGACATAATTAACCATGTATCTGAAATTCTTTACTATTTTTTCGAGGAAAATGAAGAACTAGAGAATGAAGAGCAACTCGAAGAGTTCGTGCTCTTCGTTTGGGATATTGCCGTTCTGTGCATGGGTTCTCTCAATATGAGAATCGTCGGCGAGACAAAAGATGGAAAAATTCTGGCTGAAATTTCTCCAGTTGAAAGCGTCAAACAAATGCTGATGGAGAAAAGTATCGGTGAAGAGGGTGAAGCCTATTATGAAGATGACATTGACGAAACAACGAGTGATGGCGCAGAAGTAGACCTTGGCGATTGGGAATCAATTTTTACTAGCTAGGTAAATTACTTAGCCCGTTTGCGCGGCTTCGTTGGCTTTTTTGCCCCACGTGCTTTCTTGGCCGTACTCATAGCACCACTACGTCGACCAGCATTTGCAATCGTCTTTTCACGCTTCAACTGCTCTGGAGTCTTTGGGGTCGCTTTTCTTCTTCCGCCAGGACGTGATGTTGTCATTCTTGGACGGAGGCTTCTGCCTTGTAGCTTGGCTATATTGACTTTATCCAGGTCGTCCTGACCGCGTATTTTTCTTGCCGGTTGGCCACCGTAAGATACTGCGCCTTTTTTTGACATCCGGTCATAGAAGCGTTTTTGCGCATCCATAAATTTTCTTGGACTCGTCCTTCCAAGGTATGTTGCACCACCAACTGGGTCGAGTTTTTTGCGAAGTTCCTTGGGGTCGTCAGGCCTAGTAAACGTGCGGCCTGGATTCGCTCCTCTGTATTTTACGTGCTCTTCAGCAACTGTGCGTTTCGCAAGTCCATCTTTGGTTTTTGCAAGTTTTGCACGCTTCGATTTTGTGTAAACCCATTTACCGTTAGCCCCCCTCTTGCGGCGAGAGAGATTGATTCCCTCCATGGAATACTGAGCCAGTGTTCCCATGTCACCGAATTTTCGTTTCTTTATGTCTGCAGCACTTACACCAAAAAATGTTTGAGCTGCTTTTACGTTTCGTGCCAAAGTCTTCGAGTCACGGTCGTTAAGTTTTCGCCCACGACGCTTGAGGTCAGCCTCGACATCTTGGAGGCTGACAATTTGATTCAGAATATATGCGGCGTCATCAGAAATGTCAGGGCCGTACCGTACACCAGGCATGTTGCTCCTTAAGCTCTATAAAAATATAGCAGAAAAAAATGTTCTTTATCTGTCAGGATTTGGCGGAGATTCAATAACCATCTTGTCCGATACCGGAAGAGACGATGGAGCCTCTATTGGAACCCATGCTTTGGCGTAATTATGTTCTTTTATTTTCCTTGCTTTTAGGACACTTCCGTCAAGCATTAATGAAAGCTCTTCGTTTCTCATTGAAAGTAACTCATTAAAGTCGCTATCTCTGTAGTCTCCGGAGCGCTTTGCTTTTCTAATTATTTCCGATGTTTTTGCAGCCACAACAGTTGAACGCCCACGATTAAGGCGCAAATGCATAATCATTGCATCTATCTGGTTAACGTCATGAAAAACAACTGGAATCTTTCCGTCAAGTTGTTCATATATATCGTCAATATTGCTTGCAAGAAGAAATCTTTCAGAACCATCAATTATTTCATTAGACGAGCGCCTTACATGAATTGGTTGAATGAAACCAAACTCCATAAGTGAGCCAGAAATGATAAGAAGTTCTGGTCTGAGGACATATGTTGCGCGCCAACTTGGAACCACGAGCAAGTCCATATCTACATATTCAATATTAATAGCCATCGCCGTAAAGTTCCTGTTCTAGGTCCGCTGTTCGTATGGTGTGGGCTTTTGTTCTTGGCCCGACTGGTGTTGGTGAGTTTACGTCAATTTCGTTAAGCATCAAGTTTCTTATGAGCCAAGCAACCGGGTAACCATGCGGGTCGGTTAGGTGTTTTTTGCGAAACTTAGAAACGAATACTCGCGCCTCCATCTGCCTGCGTGAGCCAACTAGGTATTTGTCAATAAAGGCCGAGGCACCAGCAAATCCGTCTTTGGCATAAGAGGCGATAACTTTTTCTACGTCGTACTCCGGCCACACTCTACGCTGAGCATCAATGTATGGGAAGCATTCATAAAGACGGTCGTAGAATTCTGGCTCTGTTGCAATCACATCACCTATCCGTCTGATTGCCGTGGCGTGTAGCGGTATTCCTATTCTTGTGTTGCTACCAGTGGCAACAGCTAGGTCATAGTATTCGCAGTAATCTGCTCCGTGTTCCTCAATTATAAATTTAAATACATCGTTTGTGTTCCAGTCATAAATTATTTTTGCAAACTTTAGTGGTATGCCGCGCTTCAGTTTGTATGGCGTAACGATGTAATTTTCATGAAGTTTTTGTACAATTGAGCGGTAACGAACCATTGATTCGCTGGCGCGAACCCCAGTTAGAAAAGCAACGTTTCCCTTCTTTCCCTGCATTGTGTAGTAATCGGTCTGCTCTGGCAGCGATACATCGTGATTCAACCCAAAGTGTTTTCCAGTAATTGCCCATGGTGGAATCTCCCTGACAAGACGGCCCTGTTTTCGTCTCTGGTCACTCCATAGCAGTGTCGTTATTCTGTGCCCAAGAACCCAAACTTCTGCTGGATATGGTAAGCAATACCACTCCATATCGACCCAGTCATAATTTCGAACTTGTTCTACATATTTGACTACTGCAGGACTAACCATTTCTTCGTCACGAAAAATCACCTTCACTGGACCAAGCCCGCGCTCTTCGTGGATTTCTTTTGCAAGATACAGAACCGCTGTTGAGTCTTTTCCTCCGGAGAACTGCACACAAACGGTGTCGAACGTGTCGTATACGTGACGAATGCGTTCACGTGCTGCATCGACACAGCTCATATCCAAAAAGAGTCGCTGTCTAGTCATTATTAACTATCAAATCTCGCAGTGTTCATCAATGAAGTTCATCAGTCTTTCTGCCGTTGTTGAGCCATCTATACCTGGGTCAGAGCGCAACCACCTGATGAAGTCATACCAACGAGATTGCTGTTGTGGTGAATCAAAAACAAGTGTGTACTGAACAACTGCCTGCGGAGCAGACGAGGGTGAAACAGTGGTTGAACCGCGAATAGCAGCATCGCGCTGGTCTACCCCGCCCTTTGCTGAAAGATGCTGACCATCTCGTGTTTTGGTTACCTCTACTGTATTCATGTCTACAGATTGTCTTGGCTGGATTGATGCTGGAGAATCTTCTTCATCATCAACCAAATCATCTGGATTATCAAACGACGCATTTGGATTGACGATTACAGGTGGCCTATATTCTCCGCTGTCAACCACCTGGTGGTTTTCACGTATCGATTTTTGTTCTATTTCAGCAATATCAAATTCATCCCAGCCAAGTCCATCCATTAACTCTGGGTAGTAATCACTAATTTCTAAGACAAAATCATTAAGCAATTCTGGCTCGGTGTATCCGAGCTCCATGGTTCTGTTGTCTGCTAATGCGAATGCAATTGCTCGCTTGTCGTCCACATCATATTCAACTGCTGCAATCTTGTCCCACCCGAGACGCTTTGCGGCTTCAAATTGATGATTTCCCGCAATAACGGTTGATGTTCCATCTCCGTTTGGGCGCACAACGATAGGTTTGATTTGGCCAAATTCTGCATACGACGACATGATTGCTTCAACATTGCCTCGCCGCGGATTGTTGTCAAGCGGGAAAAGCGTGTCGATATCTACCGCAAGCGAAAGAAGAGATTCATGTATTCCATTAGCCATAAGTTAAACCTGTGTCCTGACATTTGCATTGAGTGTTCGGATTGCGTCCATTGAAGCACGAATAGACAGAAGCGACTCACGTTTTGACTTCACCAGCGCCTCGGCACACTTGTACTCGAAATTCTGCTGGTCCATTTTGTAATCAGCCCATGCTTCACGCTCTTTGATTGAGCCTTTAGCAGAAAGATATTCCTTGGCCCAATTTGACTTATAAAGCGCTTCTTTTTTTGCACAATCCATTGCGAGCGTTTCGAACTGCTCAGTTTCTGTCTCGAGCTTGTCCATCAAGCGAAGCAGCTCTTGTTCAATCTCGACTTGGCTTATTGGGTTATTTCTCATTTCTCTCCAAGCTGTTCAATGTAGGCATTTAGTAGCGTCCAATCTACTTTCTCTAGACCAGAGACGTGCGTGGCTGGCCAGTCAAACCTAGGACTCCCAAGGCGAGCGAGAACCATCTCTTCCATAATCCAAGCGTCGCATTTATCATCTGCACCAGGGTTTGACCACACTAGTCCTGTTTTTGCAGATATGGAAGAAATTACTTCATTTTTAGAAGCATTGCCTTTTCCTGTTGCAAATTTTGCTCTACATGTTGGGGGAATCACGACTACTGGCCTGCCCAATTCCCAAAGCAAGAGACGAATCACACCACCAAGTTCACCAATTGAATGCGCCTGAGAATTCCTGGAAGCAAACGAATACCCCTCTATGGCAACAACGTCAATCGAGAATTCAATGATTAGGTCTTCAACTTTGCGTTTTATCAACCACAAACGATGCGGTCCAGTTTTGTCGATAGATATAACTCCGGTTTCGCCATTGTGGCAATAACCAGTGGACGTTAGGGATAAGTCGAGCGAAAGAATATTCACTTAGTAGACATTAACCCAAAAAGCAAAGACCCGCCGAACTCCTAGCCGGTTCGGCGGGTGCTACTGGCGCTGGTGGTTTTACGTCTGGCGTAGTTTTGCCGTAGCTCGCGCTACTAGACCTTTGACCACCTGCCTTTCTCTCGCTAAGAGTAGATGTTGGCTAGATGAAAAAATCGTAACACTAAAAATAAATACTGATTAGTAAACCAATTAAAAATTAATTTGTTTAATTTTGAACATGCAAGAACCGGGTGCCGCACTTTGCCCTGTGCACCCGGCCCTCGCACCTATAACGGTCCTAAGAATTACAACATTACACCCGTAATAAATACTGAAAGTGTTAATTATAAAAAAGTTTTTTAAGAGTTAATTTTGAACAAATTTTTTCAGAGCAAATTTTAAATCCAATTTAGTGCTGTATACTTTTTGGGTACCCAATTTCTATATAGGAGAAAATATGTCAACAGCAGTACTCGCCCCAACAACCATCACATTGACAATTCCTGGTGGACTAGCAACAAGCAGCATTGTCACAATGGCGATGCCGTTTTCTGGCAGAATCACTGGCGCTTGGGTTGCTGTAACCACAGCACCTGTAGGTTCAGCACTTACTGCAGACCTTAAAGTCGGCTCTGATGTTGCAGCAGCATTCTCAATTGCGGCAGCAGGAACTTCAGACGAAGGAACACTTACTGCCGCCAACTGTGACTTCGCAGCAGGTGCGCTCGTTAGTCTCGACGTATCGGCTGTCGGTTCCAGCACTGCTGGTTCAAACATGACAGTTGCTTTCACTGTAGTTGAAGGCTAATTAGACTTTCTAGTAAATAAAGCACCCCATTCATTTTGGATGGGGTGCTTTTTTTATGTCAAAAATCAACGCTCCCAGCTATGTTTTGCTAAACCCAAATCAAAAGCAAGTTGTGGGTAGTTTCCAATTCTCGTATGACACGGTCTGCAAACCGCAAGAACATTGTCCTCATCAAGTATCGAACCACCCTGTGAACGACGAATTATTTCGTGTAAATCCCTGCTGAGGTGATGATTAAAACTTACTTTTTCGTCATGGGCAGCGAAAACCCTGCATGCTTCGCAAAGCGGTCTTTCTTTTAAAACTTTTTCTACAAGTTTTTTGCGCTCAACATAAATGTCGGACATTTTCTTGCTTCGTTTCCGAATTGCTTTACGTGGTTTTTGTTTTGGTGCAGAACGCTTTAGTGACGTACGCTTCAACGGTTTATTGCGACGAATCACAGGCACCTCCCACCACTTATTTAGAGCATGAATCTCCCTGCAAACGCAATCTTTATGGCACGACTACAGGTTATCGCTAGTGACGGAATCGAATAGCCACTTATTGTCAAGTGTAGACCACAGAGCCCTATCGATGGCGGTATCTTCAAGGTCAAATGAACGCATAAGGGTGCGATGAGTGACGATTGCCCTCCGAAGAAATTCAACCTGGTCCCATCCATCGGTCTGTATTTCTGCGCCGGTTTCAATCATGTTCATGACTTCGTCAAGACGCTTGTCTACATGAAACTTAAACCGCTTAACGCGAGTTGCTTTCGTGTCGTAATAAGATATTGCTTCTCGACTTAACTTGGAGCCAGCTGACCCAAGCGAGGAATAACGAAGATTGTCTGATTCGGCATCTGATTCAATATTGTCGATTTGATTCTGGAGGTTGTCGGACAATGCTAAAAGGGCATCTTTCCATCTTCCCCAGTTTTCTTTTTCTAGAAGAACCTGCTTATGCGTTGGGGAGAGCTTATTCTTCACCTCTTCCGCAACCATTCTTGCAAATGAATCATCGTTTAAAACTTGCATTATCTTCTCCTTGATTTTTTAATTATTCCACGCAGGGCAGATTCCCTTGAAGCCACACCAATTGCAAAGAATCGATTTATTGGCAACAAATTCACCGGTCTTACAACATTTGTCAATTTCCTGTTTTGTCGATTGAATTGACTCAACGGTTGATTTAATGTCATCCAGTGAAACATCTTTTTCAAACTTTACTCCGTCTTTTAAATAGAGGAGTTCAACGGACTTTTGGTCAACATCTATGTCTAGGCTAGACAAAAGTTGAGTGTAGACAATCAACTGAAAAAATTTGTCGGATAGATAATTTTTCTTTGGAGTCTTCCCTGTTTTGTAGTCACTAACTTTTGCGCTATTTCCATTAACGCTTAGCCTGTCGATGAATCCATGAATTTTTACTCCGCCTATATCTCCGCGAACGTAAGACTCCATACCAAAAGGAGAAACGGTAGTCGGGTCCTCAATTAGCCAAAGATTCTCAATACACCACCAAGCAGCCCAACGAAATCTGTTGAGTTCTTTCTCTGAGTGAATTACCGATGAAGCTTCTGCCGACCACTTATTCGCCCATTGGTTGCGAGCAAGGTCTTTTGCCTGCTCAAGGGTTCTAAGTTCTGGCGGAAGTTTGTACAAATCTTCAAGTACGTCGTGAACGAAATTTCCAAGAATTGCTTCTTGGCCACTTGGGTCATGGAGACCATCTATTTTGCTGTACTTAAATTTTTGCGGACACTGCCTGAACGTTCCCAGTGATGATGGGGATAGAAACTCTGGAGCGACAAATCCACCATCAGGAATTAGTGACATACTGCCCACCAAACTGAATTCGCAATGCCTCTGTGATGAGTGCTTGCAAGTCCTCGATTGTGGCACTTGACTTCGTCGGCTTTGGTTGGCCTCCAGAGTGGGTTGACCAGAACGAGTTCAACTCTTCCTTCTGTTCTTTCTTCAGCCCCTTGGTGATATCGATGAAAGTATTCCATTTTTCCTCAATCTCAGAAAGCGCAGGTGTTGGAACCTGTTCTGGAATACGCGCAAAACCATCATCTGATGCATCAAGAAGAATTGCGTCTTCGGCGTCCATAGCGTCAACCGAGCGAGCAAGATAGAGACCGACTCCCAATTGTTGGGCAGCCTTCTTTAACGCATCAGAAACCGCGCCCTTAAAGTCATTTCCAAGGTCAACTGGCTTTTGATTGCTCTTAGCGCGCTTTACGTTTGAGCCACCAAATCCATGTTTAACCACTCGCTTATCGCCAATCTCTGCAGTAAGTGCAACGTGCGCTACCAATTCGTCTTGGTCAATTTCGTCGCGACGAACTGAAATAATTTCAAATGACCAGCCCTCCACGCCGAGAACCTTGTTTAGTCGATTGATTACTTCGCTGATTGGCAAGTAAACAAGTGATACGCCGCTCTTGACGATTGTGCGTTCTGATTCTTGTGGGAACTGCGCATACAGTTCCTTCATGATTGATGAAGCGTCTTTTACTTGATTTTGTTCCATGATGTTTTGTATCCCTTGTTGGTGGTGTATTTATTCGGAATCTTTTGGCTTACGGACAATAATGCTAGTCTTCAGTTCGCCAACTTCGCAATAATTGTCTGGATTGATTCCAATCTTGTTCAACTCTTTCACTCGCCAATATGACGGAGCACAATACGTAACCATATCCATGGCTATTTCTCGTGGTGACTTCAGTACTTCGCCGGTATCCATGTCAATGGACATCTTCACCAACTTGTCCGAAACCGCAGAAGCAAGCGCCTTGTGGTCCCACGACTTTCTGTCGTATGAAGATTTCTTCTCGATTTCTGCGCCGTTGTCCAATTTGATTGATTCAGTTGACCCCATGATTTTGCCAACAAGGTGTGCGTACCCGTCATAAACAAAAGTTAGGTCTCGCTTAAGGAAATTGATGTCTGCCAAAATTCCACAAGCAATTGGAATCTCAACATCAGAGTCAGCAATGGACTGAAGTTCTGAATCCAGTTCGGTAATCAGTGCACGAATCTGCTCTATCTTTTCTACAGCATTCATTTTATTGCCCCTTTAATTCAGTAGTAGTTTAAGTAATTACTAAATCAGTATAGAGACACGCTTTCTCTGTGGCAACCCCAGGCCAGTTAAAAACGTAAATGCTCCGACAGCCGAGTCGACCTGGTCGTCGTGGTCGCAGGCTTCGGGGAAAGATGAAAATTCATCCATCCATGCAGTCAGCCAAGGTGCACGAATGATACGTACATTTCCGTTGGCTGCAGCGGCGGCGAATGGCCGTGCGCGAGTTTCTTTGTCTCCAGTAGAACGTATTGCCCCAAAATCGTACCCAGGAACCACATACCTGGCATATTGGTCGGCAAGTGCTTTACCCGACGAACCTGGTTCTTGTTCCATTCGTATTGATACTCCCAGACCATCTTCCTGAGCTGTCTGGGCAATCAGCTGCTCTACTTTTTCACCTTTTACTCGTGCTCGTTTTACATCCAGAATGTAGGCAACACCGCCGTCAAACATCATCAACGTTCCGACCGTATAGTCTGGATTCGGGTTGCTCTGGGATGGTTCGGTGGCAGCAAGGTCCCAAAATCTAACAACACGGGCAGAACTTTTGATTTCAGGGATTTCTTCTGGGTCGATAATAATAAATGAAGTTCTTTCAAAAAGAGTTCCGAGCGTTGTCGACCACCAGTCGCCCATTTCTAGGCGACGTCTTTCCACGGGGTCAAGTGCAGCAAGGGCCTGTCGGTACGATTCAGCGTCAATTCCTGGGTTGTCGGTCAACTTGGATGGAACGAAAATGCGGTTTTCCTGACGACCCTCAACAATGAATCTCTGTCTAACCCAGTTGGGAGCAGGGTTTGAGGCTGCCCGCATTCGCAATGGCACTTGAGAAATTGGTCCGCTCGCAGGGCGACGCAAACGGGAGAATAGGTAGCGATAATCAGATTCACGGATTTCGGTTACTTCGTCCATTCCAATGAACTGAAATTCCGAGCCTTTATAGCGTAAATAGTCATTGGCATTATTTAGATACCCGAATGAAACGCGGGCGCCAGATGGGAAAGTGGCGATGAAGCTATTTGCATTCCAATGCACATCATCGTAGTTGGACATCCAGGACTTAAAGCGGTCCATCAGGGCTCCGGGAAGCGAAAGGTCAGCGAAAGTTCTACGGAAAAGAATGGCCGAATACCCAGGCACATCTACATACTGGAGCGCAGCCATTAGCAAAGCGCTTGACTTTCCACCACCTGCTGCACCACCAAATAAGGCTTCTATTGAATTAGTTCTTAAAAAAACTTTTTGGTTTATTGATGGCTCTTCTGGACAGAAGGGAGGCATCTTGGGTTGCAGATATTCGAGAACTTCAGCCCAATTCGGTTTTTGTGTCATGTAAACATCTCGGCGTCTTCTTGTCCACGGACAATCGTAAATTATGCGCTACTGTATCTTATATGCCCAAATTAAAAGAAGCAGTTAATAAAGTCAGTTCCAGGGCAAAGACAGTGTACAACAGGCGTACTTTCGCTAATTTATTCATGGTTTCGTTTATACTATTAACAAGTATTGGTGCTGGTCTCATTGCCATGCCCGTCGGTTTGATTGTTGCTGGTATCGGTTGTGGAATATTCGGATTTCTATTAGGGCTTGAGTAAATAAAATATGGGCTGGAACTCTCCAAAAGATAAATCACTCAAGTCGTCTGACTCAAAGCAGATTGCCTTTGGTGCACCGATTTCGGCAAACCCAGGTCTTGTACATAAACCATATCGAGATTCATGGGACATTGAACGCGCATATCGCGAGGGCATGTCCAAAATCACCTGGGTAAACAGGTGTATTGATGCAATTGCCGGTAATCAGGCACGACTGCCAGTGATTCTTCGAAAAGATAATTCCAACAAGGGCGAGATAATAGTTGGTAAAGAAGCAAATCGCTCCACGTTGCTCGAGCTACTAAACACAAGAGCCAACGTTGGGGAAAATAGTTTTATCTTTAGATACAGGCTTTCTGCACAGCTTCTTCTTGGTACGCGCGGAGCATTTATTGAGAAAATACGCGGAAGAGACGGCGGAATAATCGCCCTTAATCTTCTACCACCACAGGCAACGGCGCCAATCCCTCATCCGAAAACATTTGTTTCCGGCTATGAAGTTGCCATGCCCTACGGAGAAAAGGTAATACTTAAGCCAGAAGATGTTTGCTGGATTCGCCGTCCACACCCACTTGACCCATATCTGTCACTTACTCCGCTCGAGGCTGCTGGTGTAGCTATTGAAATTGAAAATCTTGCGAAGCTCTACAACAGAAACTATCTCCTTAATGACGGCCGTCCTGGCGGCTTGCTTGTAGTCCGTGGAGAAATAGATGAAGACGATAAAGAAGAATTAAAGAGCAGGTTCCGTGGCAACCTATCCAAGACTGGACATACAACAGTAATCGCAGCAGACGATGGCGTTGATTTTGTTGACACATCAGCGAGCCCGCGCGATGCCGCGTATATCCAGATGCGCCAAGTTACGAAAGAAGAAATTCTTGCTGCATTCGGTGTGCCGGAATCAGTAATAGGAAACGCAGCTGGAAGAACATTCAGCAATGCTGCGGAAGAAATACGTGTCTTCTGGATGGAAACAATGTTGCCGCACCTAGAACCGATTGCGCGAGCACTTGATGAGTTGGACGATAAAAACTATGTCGACTTCGATACGAGCGAAGTTCCAATTCTTCAGTTGTACAAGCAAGAGCGCGATAGATATTTGCTTACAGAGTTTCAGGCTGGATTGATAAGCGGAAACGAATACCGAATTGGTTCCTCAAGAAAAGAAGTTGAGTCCGACCTTGCTGACTCACTCCTCGCTAATCCAAACTTAATTCCGATTGCGAATACAAAGAAGAAGATGGACGAGAACGCTGCAATGGTCCCTGGTGCAGCCCCAGGTATGCCTGGAGCTCCCGGTATGCCACCAATTCCTGGAATGCCGCCAATGCCAGGTCAGGCCCCACCGATGGAAAATATCCCCCTTGACCCGAACACGATGCAGGGTGCAATGGCCGAGGCTGCACAAACAGGCGAGCTTGCTCAAAGCACACTCCCGCCAGAAGCAGCCGCATTACAAACTGGAGCTGCACCAACTCCACCTGGAGCGCTCACCGCAGAAAGCGGCGAGATGCAGTACAAATCAGCTGAGCCAGCTGTCGAAGACAGAACAGAAACTTCAATTGAGCGTTGGTCGGAAATACTTTCACGAGGAATTGAGAGAATTCTGGAAAGACAGCAACGAGTTGTACTGGAAAAGTCTGGTGGAAGCAAGGCAAGAAAAGGGCTCATGGCTGGAACGCTTGACATCGATTCAATACTCTCGATTGACTCATGGAATAAGCAATTTGAAGATGACCTAAAGCCAGTTGTTTCCGCGATTATCAATGACTCGCATGAATCAAAACGCGAAAGAATGCATGTAAAGGGTTTGTCGCCAAGAGCTATACCGCCTCTAGATTTCTTGAGAGCTGTTGATTCACACGTTGCAAATATCAAAAAAATAAATGAGCAGACAGCCTTTAATATCAATGAAATAATGCTTAAATCGTTTGTTTATTCTGACGAAGAGCGAAGATTCTCATCCTTCAGACAAGAGCTAATTGAAATGTATGCAAATCTTCTTGCAAAAGAACATGTCGAAATTGCTGAAGAAGAGACACGCCGAGCCTGGAACTTCGCTCAGTTCTAACTATTTCACTAAATAGTTTCTGTAAAAGAAAAGCAGTTCTCAATACTTGCACTGCAGATTTATCTGGTCGTTTATTATCTATTGAGTCTTAGTGAAAGCGAATTAAATGACCACTGACCACTTTGAATACAAGTCGACATCCCTTGGCTCCGCTTCACAGAAAGCCGGCTCCGTCAATTTCGATGAGATGCAAGGAATTGTTGAGTGCTTTGTAGCTGGAATCGGCAATAAAGACTCTGTTGGTGATATTTGCGCAAGTGGTGCTTTTACGAAGAGTCTTCAGCGCCGCAAGCCGCGTGTTGTGTGGGGCCATAACTGGAATGACCCAATCGGCAAAGTACTCGAAATTTACGAGGTGCCACCGTCTGACCCACGCCTACCACTAAAAATGAAGCTTGCTGGAATCGGCGGATTATTTGCAAAAGTTCAATTTAATCTTCAGTCAGAAAAGGGCCGCGAAGCTTTCACGATGGTTGCTTTCTTTGGAGAAGAACAAGAATGGTCGATTGGATATAAAACCCTGCGCGCACAGTATGACCAAAAGTCTCAGGCAAACGTAATCTACGAGTTGGAGCTTTATGAAGTGTCTCCAGTTCTTCATGGAGCCAATCAACTGACTGGCACAATTTCCGTGAAGACAGATGACCCATACGGCGAAGATAGCTCCGTAATGATGATGGATGATGAAAAGCCGAACAAGTTGGAAATTGAAAAGCAACTCTCAGGAATGCTTGGCGCAAAAATATCGCTCATGGAAATGGACGACGAAAATCTGACATTTGCTCGTCGCGTGGCTGACGGTTCAGTTAAGAGATTCAAGTGTGGCTGGAGTCGAACGGGTGGTCGAATGATGTTCGGCCCGCCAGAAGAAGTAGTGATGCAGAGACCGTCCGCACCACAAACAGCACCAATGATGGTTCCGCCAAATGAGCCAAGAAGAATGGTCCGCCCACAGCAGATGCCATCAATGCCAATAGCTGTCAAGCCAGGCATGGAAGGTGTTGTTGTTGTTCCGCTCCCTGCAGTTCAGTACGAAGAGAGCAATAACAAGCCAATAGATAAGAACAACCTCGATAAAGAGGAAGCGGACCTGCGTGACGCTTTGCTAAAAATTGTAAAACGCCACGGCAAGTTCAACGAAGACAAAGATGGTGTGTGGGCTGGATATAAACCGGCTTCAGAAAATCCCATCGCATCAATCGGGGTCAAGTGTGCAAATTGCGTGTTCTTCCAAAATGATGGGTCATGCAAGATTGTTGATATGGACATCGAACCAGAAGGCAAATGTCGTTTTGCAGTAATTCCAAAAGGCGTTGTCAATGTCGATGGAATTGCTAAAAAGGAATACGAAATTGAAGAAGACGCAAATTTCGATGAAGCTATTGAAGACCTAGAAGTTAAGTACCCTGGCGAGTTTGTCATGGCCATGCTTCGCGGAGCGGTAGGTAAGAGAAAAAAGAAGCGTAGCAAATTTAAATCACTTTCTGAATTTGGCAAAGATGACAACTCATTCGATGAGCAATACTGCATTCCGCTTCACCCAAATGACGCGTTCCGTGTCAAGCAAGAAATTGACCCAATTCTCGATTACTACATGGTTGATGCAGAAGTGGATATTGATGGAATCGTTCTCAAATCCGGGGTTAGTTTAGATTTTATTGAAGCAGTCGATAACGCTCTGGAAAACATAAAAAAAAAATTTCTAGATAGCTCTGAGTTTGAGTCAAAAGCGATTGGCCGAAGACTAGGAAGCTACGTTGGCAGCAGACTCATTGACAGACCATCAATCGGTGGCCGTCGAGACAGAAGAAATCGCCGTGGCGACATTGACATGCCAACCGGCGGAACACCAGGAAATCGACGACCAACGGGGAGCGACTTCGACCCCGACAACGATGGCTGGGTAGATGAAGGAACAACACGACCCCGCTTCGTCGGCGTGCAAGATGCAAAACCGGCAACACCGTCAAAACCCTTCTCTTCTGGAGCTGAGAAACGCTCACGATTTAATACTTCACGTCACGGTCTTGGAAAAGAAACCGAGAGTAAGTTTGGTGTCGCACCAGATGAACAGGCAAGACGAGAAGCATTTGACAAGACTGCACAGGAATGGGTTGATAAGGGCTTCGGCTGGGAGGAAGTGCCTCGCTACCAAACAGACAATACACGTTCCGCAGAGTTCTTAAGAGGGCGCGAGCTTGGGTACAACCAAGCAAGAAGAGCATGGCAAGGCGACGATAAGAAGCGCCCAGCAAAATTCAACGAAAAAGCAAAGAGCGGACAGGCGTATCAAGAGTGGTATTACGATTTTGTTCGCACACTAGGCACATACCTCGATGCAACAAATAAGTATTTTGCCGGAAAAGACAAAAAAGACAAGAATAAAAATTATGTTGGCGAAGACGGCGAGAGCCAGTTTCTTAAAGGACTTGATAGTGCGATACGCAGCGAAGTCTATGAGCGTCGCCCGTCAACTGGAACATGGGACCCAAACGATAAAGAGACTCTTGCTCGCTGGACGAACTCATATGGGTTCGACGGTGCAAGCCCAAACAAGCCAGATAGAAAACTCTCATCCGGAAGACTTCCTGCGCTCGATGACGATTTCGACCCAGATAATCCCTACGGCGACGACAACCTTCCATTCGATGAGAGCGGAACTGATACATACGACAGAATTATTAGAGATTTCCTCGGCGAAGAAATGCCACGTCCAAAACGAGGGAAAATCGCTCCACCAGAAAAGGACCCAGAAGACTATACAGACCAGGATATTTACGAAGAGCGTATGAATGGCGTATCCATTGAGGATATGGCCAAAAAACTTGGTGTAACAAGAACGGAGGTGCGCCAGGCAGAACAAAGATACATGTCCGAGATTCGAAGAGGCAGTGCATCGCGTGCTGCCGAGAGCGCGCCAAGACTTTCTAGTGGATTTGAGAATTTCCTAAAAAAGCCAGAAAACAAGCGCACTCGTCGTGAAAAGCAAGACTACTTAGGACCACTCTGGGAATACAGGGATGGCCAGACACTGTCATCTGGAAAAGATGAAAATCAAGAAGCAGATGCAGCTCGTATTAAAGACATGTACCAGCAAATGGGTGAAGCAATTATTGCTGCGCTTGATGAGATATTAAAGGACCCAAGCAAAGCTGGCCAGTGGCAAGTGCCTTGGCGCTCGCCAGAGTTGTACGGTCGAAACCCAACAAGAAGAAATCGTATTTATCAAGGCATGAATCAATTGATTCTTTCCCAGGTCGCATCAAAGCGCAAATACAAAACAAATCGTTGGGCTGGACCTACGCAGTGGCGTGAGTTGAATAAGAAAGCAAAACCAAAACCAGGAGAAATTGGTGTAAATATCCTCGTTCCGGTTGACGTAGTCAATGATGACGGAATTAAAACTGGTGAAAAGAAGTTCAAAATTCAAACAGTATTCAACGCCGACCAAATGGACGGACTGCCAGCATGGGTCTACGAAGTCAAAGAAACAGAAAAACTTGATGCGGCACAACGACTTGAAGACATTGAAAATGTAATCAAAGAAATTGGTCCTAGATACAAGGAACAGGGAGTCGCCGCATTCTACGACCCAAACGACGACACGATAAATGTTCCTCCATTTGAGAACTTTATTGAACCAGTTGGTTTCTATGGAACAATTCTGCATGAAATTATTCACTGGACAGCCCATCCATCGCGACTAAAGAGAGACCTAAGCGGCAGAATGAAGGGCACCCCAGAACAGAGAAAGAAATACGCATTTGAAGAACTCATCGCAGAAATCGGTGCTTCATTTGCGATGGGATTCCTCGGTTTAGAGCCTCAAATACGCGAGGACCATATTCAGTACCTAGCGTTCTGGCGCAAAGCACTGCAGGAAGACCCAAGCTCAATCCGTCGTGCAATTGAAGGCGGACAGCAGGCTGTTGACTACATTATGAATAAGTCAGCAACGCTGCGCAAGCGCGCTGGTGTTCCAGACAGCGAACGCAAGGGTAAAGAAGACTACACAATTGAAGCGCCAATCGTTGGTCGAATCACTATCCCAATTCCAAAGAAAAAGCCAGTTGTCGGCACACCAACACCAGGAAACAAAGTACGTCAACGCGTGCGTGTTCGTGGACAAGGTCCATCTGCAGTAAAAACTCTCCTTGAGGACTACGAGAATAATCGTCTTTCAAGCGGCATAACCGGATTCGTTATCAAGGACGAAGAAGGCAACACGTATAACCAAATTAACAAGCGTCTTTCTTCTGGCCGCGGACCAATTGTTGGCGCCAAGGACCCTAAGCGCAAGATTGAGCGAACTGAGGGTTCGTTCATGGAAATGTTTGGAATGAAGTTTGAGCCGACTGATGAACAAAAAGACGTTATGGATACAGTTGCACACTTCACAAAAACTGGTGAAGGTGGATTGGCTGCTGTTCGCGCAGGAGCCGGAGCAGGTAAAACCACCACAGTTGAACAATCTGTTATTCGTATGGCCAAGGAATCTCCGGAGTCACAGTTTTATTACATAACATTCAATAAGAAAAATGCTGCAGAAGCAGCACGTAGAATGCCTGACAACACAGGAAGCTCTTCGATTAACCAATTGGCATACTGGTCCCTATTGCTCGAAGACAGGCCAGGAATTTCTCCAGAGTTCAAAGAGAAACTAAAAAAGATAGGCATTGGCGCCGGCAACGAGTACTACTCATCAGCAAACCCTAAATCAACAAGACAAACGTCTGCAGAGGGATATGGTGGAAAAACTGTCGATACAACAGGATTGAAAAAAGCTGGATTCAGAACTTTGGGATACGTTTCGTTTGAAACAGCAAGCGGTGGTCGCGACGTAGCGAGACACTACGATTTCGGCACGAAATACCCAGACGGACTTACCCACGAAGGGGTGGAGCTGACTGCTGACGATTATGGTCTTGTTCTCATCAACGCCCTTACTCGTTATTCACAGAGTGATGATGATGCGCTTAGTGAAAAACATTTCAAGCTTCGTCCACACGAAATTGAAAGAAATAAGCAACTTGCCGAGTCTGGCGACCCAATCGACCCTGCCGAAACAGCATTCGACCAGATACCACAAGAGTGGGTTGACCTAGCACTCAAAATGTGGTCTGACACGCTCGACCCGAACAGCAATGTACTGCCCAATTACGACCAGCAAGTAAAGATTTGGGCTATGCAAAAACCAAATCTGCGTACAGACGCTGGAATGGTTGGTCACGGCACAAGAAAAGTGAAAGATGCAAGAGCACAGGACAAAAAACTTGACCCAGGCTCAATAGTCCAAGTTGATGGTGTGGATTATGTCTACACAGGTGGTGGAGCACGCGCCGGATTGCGTCGCCGATATGCAACGGAAGATAAGCCCATTTCGACTTTCTTCTTTGACGAAGCTCAGGACGTAAACCCAGTTCTCCAAAAGGTGATTGAAGACAATATTGCGAATAATAATCTTGCAATAGTCATGGTCGGTGACCCACGGCAATCAATTTATGGATTCCGTGGTTCATCTGACTCATTCGCTCGACTCAATCCAGATTTCAACTTGACGTTGACTGACTCATTCAGATACGGAAAGACAGTTGCGTTCCTTGGAAACTTGATGCTTGGTCGTGGAAACATGACCGACAGGCAGAATGGGATTGATGAGGTTTCTGCGGACTACAAGTTGTTTGGCCGACTTCAGGATGTGGTTTCTCATGACCTCAATCTTGGAACACTCACCGGAAATGATTTGCGTAAGAAACTTGATTCAATACAAAAGAAATACGGGATTTCTGGTCCAGACGGACAGTCACTGGCAGATATGCCAGAAAAAGAGAGAAATGAGCTACTGGATAAGGCTCGTGGTTACATCGTTCCAGAATCGGAAGGAATCCTCTACCGTCAGATACCAACAAGCGCAGATGGTACGTGGGCATATATTTCTTATTCAAACAAAAACACCCTTACAGCTGCCTTGGAATTCATCGGAGCGCATCCAGACAAAATCGTTGGATTGCCTGCCGAAAAATACAGAGACATGGTTGAATTCCTACGCCACTATCAGTTTGTCCTCCGTCCTGTTGGGACACGACCACGCGAATCAAAGATTATTGGCAATGCGTGGACAATGGAGGAAATCAGAAAACGCGCAGGTCAAAAATCATCCTATGGTCAACTGGGTTCAATGCTCAAGCTTTTGCAGGTTCGAGACGCAGAAGGAAATCAACTTTCCCCACTTGACTGGCTAAACAGATTGCTAGGTCGAAGGGACCCACAAACTGGCGAGGTCTTAACTAGAGCAAGAATACGAGAAATAGAAGAACCACTCGATGTTGAGCCATTCAAGAATATAGATGGAAGTTCTTCGACGGTTTCTGGCGAGGAACTAATTGCTCTCGGAAAACAAAAAGCAGGTAAAGGAGGCGGTGGAGCCAAAGGTGCGTACAAGATGAATCGTGATAAGCGATTTAACATCATCCCGAACCCAACCGGCCAGACACCAAGCAGAGAAGTTTTCTGGAAACTGGATACCGAAAGTCTTGGTGCAGATGGAAAATGGGAGAATGGAGTAATTATTTCCGGTGAAGGAATAATTGATGTCTACCAGTTCAGGGACGCAGCAGGAAAAATTCAGTACACAGGTGACAAGAACGGCGAAAAGCCTATGATGCGACGCCGGATTGAGAAAATGATTAAAGACCTCAATCTGGAAGGAAAAGTCACAATAGAAAAGCAGTACGTACCACGTAAGGCTGGCTCATCGAATGCACCAGCATATGACGCTGTAAGAATAAAGGGAGATAATCCAGAAGAGACTGGATTGCTCCTCAGCCTTGTTGGAAGAATGATAACTGACTCAGCAAACGAGCCAGAAGTTGATGCATCGTTCTTAACAACACACGCAGCCAAAGGTTTGGAATTCGACAACGTGGTTGCCGGAGACGATTTCTTCCAGCCAAAGTTTGAAGACGATGGTTCGATACTTCCAGGGAATGACATAAGTCGTGAAATGGAAAACCTTATTTACGTCATGATGACTCGCGCAAAAAAGCGCATTCAGTTGTCTGAGGCAACGTCATGGATTATCGACCCAAAGAAAAATCCAAAGGGCTTTGAATATATTGAAAAGTTCCTAACCGAGGAGCAGCAGGTTCCTTCTGGATTTTGGAACCCATTTGGAGATGGTGAGCAAGTATTCCCTGATGGCGCAAGAGAGATACTTTCAAGCGGTCGCGTAAATAGCGTACCTGAAACAGCAGTTCCAGGAACTGGGACCAACAGGTCGGCAAGACGAACAAGACTTCGTGGCGGAGATGTTGAGCGACAGGCCACTACAGAAACCTCAGCACCAGAAACGCCAGGAGTCCAAGCGCCAGAACGGACAGCAGCAGTTGGTGAGCCACGTTCAGTAAACAGTTCAAATCGCGCTGACAGAAAAGCACGAAGAATGAGTAGCGGGTCCACTTATGCGGACAATATCAATGCTACAAATCTTGCTGCAATTAGAGGCTCAAAGACTGGAGAGTCATTCGCGTTTGCCAGAAGATTCTGGGATGGTTTTAGAAAACGCGGAATAACACTAGATACGTCAAGTAAGTCCGGAACAGTAAAAGAGCGCAGACGACAGATAAATGAGGGCCTGGATAAGGCTGCCGCCGCAATGAAGCGTCGACCACAAGTAAATATCGGTCGCGTATCTGGGAATGAAAATCTTTCGAATCCAGATGCAGATACATGGATGCTTCCAGTAAAGAGCCTGAAGGAATCAATCAGAATCCCAACAGAGTTTGATGTTGTCAGAAATCCAGACAACACAATTGCTGATGTAAAGTGGACCAAGTCGGAACCGATTTCCAACACCGACCTTTCAAGATTGCTAAATTTATCGCCAGAGGATGCAAAGAGGATTTCTGATGATGATGCTGGAATATCCCATAATGCCGTCAGATTCCTCGTTGCAGAACTCGGCAATAGACCTGAATTTGGTGGATGGAGATTGTTCTCGCCAATAACTTCAGACGAGCCGGGCGTGGAGAAGATGTCGTCAGCTCAACGTTTTGCCGAAAATCTCGGTAGAGCCAATATGCGCGACAGATTCATCATTGAAACATTTGGGAAAGACGCATATCCGTTCTGGGCCGACAGGGAAGAAAATCAAATCATTTCTTCAAATGAATACTCCACTCTTGGAGAAGTCGACCCAGTGGCAAAATTTAGGGCAACTGGAAGATTTACGCCAAACCCAGAAGACGCTGATGGCGAAGCTTCTGCCGAGGCTGACCTTATTTACGAGGGAATGCCAGACTTTGTTCCAGAAGCACCAGCACCGACGGTCAATGAAACAAACCCAGCTGGCGCAAAGACATCAAGAAGAGATTTCAAGTTGGATAATCTCATCGAAAATCTTGGTCTTGACAGAGACGAATGGATGGCTCAGCTAAGAGAAAGAATGAAGCGGTCATTCGGGATGGATGATGTCGGTTTGACCAATCCGAAAGACAGGAAGTCATGGGAAAGTGACGGAGTGCCAGTTGCAGCAATCCAGGAGATGATTCGGACAGGGATGATTGAGAATGCGGAAAGCGTTTGGCCAGAAAATGGTCAAAAGCTTGACGGTGAACTTCGCGCAAGCAAGGCAAATGTTGCCGAGGCGATGGTTGAGTTCATATCAAACACCCAGAAGGGTTCTGGTGGAAACACCAAGAGAAATAAGGAATACATCCTTGGTACGAGCAATCTTTCCGTTCTTCTAAACAATGCAGCAAAAACACGCGGCAAGACTTTCAGCAAGATTAAGGGTGATGAGCCAAGATACTCATCCAACGAGCTTCAGGATGTGGTCAATCGTTTCAATGAAATATTTGGCACAAGCCACACAATTGAGGACATTTTCAGTAAAGAGCAATTAGAAAACGCACGTAAGAGACTTCAAGAAGAAGGTCGAACCATGTTCGGCAAATCAGGAACAAAAGAATAGGAATATTGCAGTAGTAAATAAATTTGCAGAAATTAGTTAATGTTGCTAATTCACGCTGCTGCGACATGATACGTTATAATTTAGAGCACAATTTAATGGTTAATGTCCAGACCGGTCATTTTCCTGCACAAACAGGAGTTCTATGAGCTACGACGAGAAGGTTAATGTCAGTATCGACAGCGACGGAGACGTGCTGAAGTGCGCGAAAGGACTTGCTTCTGGCGAGTGCGGATTTGTCAAGGGCGCAAAAATTTGCGCCAAATGCGGCGCGGTACCAGTTGAAATGAAGATGGTTCCAGTTTCGGGATTGGATGGGAAAAGCGTCATGTCGGAAGATATGACAGAAGACATGATGCCAGAAATGTCAGAGGACATGGTTTCTCGCAACAAGAAGAAAAAGAAGAAACCATCCATGAAAGAAATGTACGCAGAAATGGATGACGAGGAAATGGCCGAAGACGAAGAAGAGTCAATGGCCAAAAAGCGCATGGTTCCAGAGATGCAAGAAGATGTCGAACCAGAAATGGACGACATGGACGAAGAAGATGACGAAAACCTCGACACTGACGCAGACGAGGAAGAGATGGATTCTGAATCCGAAAAAATGTACGGAATGGGTCCAAAGGGACGCCGTAAGTTCAAGGCTGAAGACATGGATATGTCAGAAGACGAAATGGACGAAGACGAAGAAGACGAAGAAGACATGGACATGGAAGAAGAGGACATGGACATGGAAGAAGAAGCCGAAGAGGGCGCAGAAGACGAAGAAGAAATGGACGAAGACGAAGAAGAAGATACTGAGGAAAAGTCTTTTGATGCCGGTAATGAATACTGGGATGCCCTCCGTGAAACACGTATTAAGTCGATGGGCATAAAGCCATCGGACATTGGTGCGTCAGGTTACGTCTGCTCCCTAGAGCGCAAGGCTTATGCTGGCTCTGCCCCAGTATGCGATGACTGCCCAGGTGGATGCATTGCGGAAAAAGGAATGCCAGGAATCCTTCATGTTGAAGGACTTGCTGAACAGATGTTCAATGGTCGTGTTATCGACTCTGGCTATTCTGCAGATGCGGACATGTTTGTGGTTGATGTGCAAACAAAGAGTGGAGATGTCAAGGAAATATTCATTGACGGAACAACTGCTGAAGTTATGGGTTTCCACAAACTTGACGTAAATGAATTTGAGCAAAAATCAGAGGTGTCTGAGTACAAGTTGATTGACTTCACTGAAGCTGCAGAAATCGCAGTAAAATCATTCGATGGACATGTCGTGGCTGTTGAGCCAGACGTATTCGAAGGATTTGATTCGTACGCAGTTGAAATCGAAGGATTCGACGGAAAGTCATACGATGTTTTCGTTGCCCTCGATGGAGAGGTTCTCGGATACGACAGATACGAGCAAGATGAAGCTGAAGCAATTGAAGCAGAAGCAGCAGAGCTTGCCTTGAAGCGTGCTTTCAACGAAGAACGACGAATGGACCTTGCAAAAGAAGGCATGGCTCTTCCGGACGGTTCATACCCAATTGTTACCGAAGCTGATTTGCGCAATGCAATTCAGGCATTTGGTCGCGCCAAGGATAAAGAAGCAGCGAAGAAGCACATCATGAAGCGGGCGCGGGCTCTGAAACTCGAAAGCTTGATTCCAGCAAACTGGATTGCTGGTGCTTCAGAAAAGAATGAGGTGCCAAATGATGCAAACTTCCTCGCCTCACTGGTTGAGTTTCAGCTGCTCGAAGAGCAAATCGACAATCTCTAACAAAAAGGCAACCCGCAATGACGGGTGATTTCACCGACAAGGAACGAGTAGTTGTATCGCGTCGCATGCTGGCGCCTGCGCGCACTATTGGTGACGTTGATAAAAAGGCTCTTACTTTCAAGGCTTCAGTTATTGAATCAGCCAAACAGGAAAGACTTATTGCCGATATCGCAGTAAAAGCTCTTGGCGACAATCGCCAAACATACGAAGATACCGACAATAAGAAACGTGAATTCACTGGAGACACTAGACCTGGCGTTCAGTCCGACGAATTTGGTCACAGATGGGAAACTGCAGCGAAGTGGGAGCCAGGAAAAAGGTTTGTACTTAGTCCATCATACGAAAGCAAAAATGGCATGGACACCATGCCAAACATTGGGTGGATTGAGCCGACAACTGGGAATTTCAAAAATCTCGACGAAATGCTTTTTGAGCTTAATCGCAAACCGCAAATAAAACTTACAAAATTTAAAGTAAATGCAAAAACAGATGATGTAATCCAGGAATCGGCAGAAGAAATAGATGGATTCTCTATTACTGCAGGCATGTCATTCGATGAGCGACGAGCCAAACTACGTGAACTAACAGAAAAAGAAAACGGACTAGAAAAAAAACGCCTCCCTGGCAGACCTCTCTCTTCTCGTGTTCCTGGTGGAAATCTCATTGCGCGAGCTGCTGCTCGATTCGGCGTAGTCCGTGACGAGCTAAACAAATTCAGATGCCCTCCGGGAACCCCTGCTGCAAACCAATTTACGGACATGTTCGGAACCAACTGTTTTGGTTTTAGCGCGTCCAGATTCTCTCGCTTTGCTGCGCGTAAGGCAAAAGAGATGCAGGAATCAGGGGAGCTTGGTGGTTTTACAAACGGAGTAAGAACACTACTTAACTTTATAAAAAACAATGAGTGGGATTCAAATGTTCCGTGGGCTCCAGTCAGAATGGCAAGAAGCCCGTATTACGACGAGATAACTGGAGAAAGACTAGATTCCCCAGATTGGCGTACGGTTGACGTTGAGCCAGGTCAGCGACTTTTTAGAAACGGACTGATAAATGCCCAGGATGCGGCTATCAAGTTCGATGAAAGCGTTTCGGAACTATATAGCGAATTGGGTGTTGACAGAAGCGATGCTGCACGAGCAGTAAATGCTGACGTATTCGAGGCAGTAGAAAAGCTAAATGAGCTGTTCGTCGCAACGGGCGGCAGAGATGGTTGGGACCTAAACGTATCGAATGTTTCTGGAATGGGCGATATGTCCAGAATGAGACCAGACGAGGTTCGCAGGTACATAACAGCCCGCCTGCAGAAGGTGGCTAACTGGAAAGCGCTGACCAAGCCAGAACAAGAGCGCTTAATTGAAGCTGACATTAAGAGATATTACGAAACAGAGCGAGCATATTTTGAAACAGCTTTGCATCTGTACAAAACAAAACCAGGAACCGCTAAATTTTTCGACCGAATTGAATACAATTTCTTCACTAATGACGAAGCAGGAACTGCGGTTCACGGAAGCATGAGGCCAGGTGCTGGTGGAATACGTGGAGTAATGCACGTAAACCTAGAGCGCATCATGACAAACCAGGAATCGATGCTGCCAGACATGCGTGCAGATGAACGACTTGCCGTATCTGCTGTTGGGGTTGTCAGTGACTCAGAGGCGAAGAGCGCAGTAGCAGACTTCTTGATAAATTCCGAATATGCAGCACGCCATATGGCAGGGCTCATAGACGGGCCGAGGTCATTTACTAAACATATTGCTTTTCATGAGTTTTCACACGGAATTCAAAGCCAGGCATTCATTCAAAAAATTCTTCGCAAAGCTATCGATAACGGCGGAAAAATTGAAATCCCTCAGTACAAACAAGACAAGAGAACTGGTGCGATGACGTTTGTCGGCAACCGTATTGTCACTGTTGATTTCGATGAAGAGCGTGGAGGCTTGTTGACAAATCTAACAAGCGGTGATGTTATGGATTTGATGATGGATTCCAATGATGGCTTGGACCTGAAAAACATGTCAGATGCATTAAAGCGCAGTGAAGTGGCTGCATTTCTTGCTGGCAAGTACCCAACCGAATATACAGAAGGCAGCGAAATATGGGGTCTTGAGGTTGGTGCAGAACTACATGCACTACGCGAACAGGGACTTATTTTCGGAGATGACGTAGACGCAGCATTGGAGTGGATGGATGACGTTGAGCGAAGCAGGCTTTCTGCCGAGCGCGCAGATATTGATGCAGAAGAACGCGCAATACTGGAAAGTACTACATTCAGGCCGACTTCCAGCTCTTCTGCAGACCGCCTTTCCGATGAAGAAATCGATGAAATGTCCGGAGACATTGAGAAACGAAAAATAGAGGAAAGACGGGAAAAACTTAAAGAATTTAAAAAATTCTATTCGGAACTCGATGAAGAAGAGATGTTCCAACAAGCTGCACTGGTTGATGCCCAAAGAAGAGACATACGCGCACAACTAGATAATTTTACGAATGAGCTCAATGGGCTTTCTGAACTACCAGAAGATGCAACAGAGGAATCAATAACAGAGCGAACAGAGAAAGTGGCTGACCTCAGCAAGAAAATTGAAGAAGGTCAAAAAATACTTGACTACTACGAGAAAATGTACTCTGATTCGCGTTCTGAGTGGAGGAAAAAATTCGGAGTTGGAGCAAAGGGTGAGGCATCGAGATTCGACAGGGTAGTCGAAAAAACAAGACGCGATGCAGGAATGGTGGATGACGAAGAAATAAAAGCATTTGCTAAAGCAAAAAGAATTGATGACATAACATCTTCAGCAAAAACAAAATCAGAAAATCAACTGATTCGCCGTGCCGCCGATATTGACGTCTTGGTTAAAGACAGGCTAGAAGACGACCCGGAAGTTCAAGAATTAATGGAGGAGCGCTCAATTCTCCGTTCTGAATATATTTCACGAATTGCAGAGAGTGGTGATTCGCGTGCAACAGCAAGGGCCGGTAGGGAGTTTAATGGCAAGGTAGATGAATTGCTCAAACCAAAACCTAAGAAAATAAAGAAATTTAAATCGCAAAAAGAAGCTATAGACAATGCGAAACGAGAGAAAGCGCGCCTGCGTCGAAAGATAACTAAAGAACAAGCTGCTGCAATCCGAGAGATGGATGATTTCGTAGCCCCAGAAATAGCGCAGATGTTAACTCCGGAAAAGCAAACTGTTGTAGGTAGGGCGATGAATGCAAGAAATGCTCGCCTCAACCGTCTTGGCCTTGCCGTAGACCCGAGGCGCAAGGACGAGGGTTCGCTGTCTGAACAGGTGCGCAACATACTCATCCCAACAATGGAAGCAATTGATTCGTCGTCGATAGATTCGCCATTTGAATTTGAGGTTGTATCCGACTTCCCAGCAGCAGAAGTTAAGGGGAAAAAGGTTGGGGATGAAATAAATGTAGATAATTTCATTTCTGGACGTGTACTCACATCTCGCTCTAAACCGACATCATCTCCTCGGGGAACAGATAAGGAAACGGGCCGCGTAAAGAGGAAAATAATCATTAGTGTTGCGGAAGGAAATCGTGGAGTCTTTCCAAATGCCGAAAAAGATGGTGAGCAAAAGTTCGTCGCACCTCCAGGGAAACTGAGAATCATTAGTCGCGATAAAGATGGAACGATAAGAGCTGAAATTGTAAGACAGAAAGACACCGTTGATGTACTTGATGCCCTTGTTGACGGAATCAGCTCTGGAACCGATGACGCCATATGGCGACAGGGAAACTCTAAGAAAATTAGAGAAGTTGCCGATAAAGAAATAATAAGAAGAAGCAAACTCGGCATATCGAGGCCAGACTCAACAGAAAGAGAATCTGCAGATATAGACGAGACAAGCGCTGAGATAATTGATTCAGTTGCAGATTTTGGGTCTACCTTCGGCGAAGCCCCATCAAGACGACTTTCTTCTGGGTCTACACATTTTGGACCAACTCTCTCCAGAGAGGAAAGACGGTCTTCGCGGAGAAAGCAGCTTTCGTCTGATATGCGTGAGCTGCGCTCAATCCTCAATGGTAATGGTTCAAAAGAGTATGACGACATTGCATCAGACATGCTCGACTCAAATGTTGCAGAAGCTCTTCGAAGGTACTCAGATGAACAGATAGCACAGTTGATTGAAAATGCTGCATTTAAAATGCACAGTTCTTTCGACAGACGAGTTCGAGTGAGAATGCGTGACGAAGATATTAGTTCGTTGTCGGAAAATGGGGTTGTTCGTTCTGGCGGAGTTCGTCCTGATGTTCCATCCACCTCAAGAAGAACAGAACGACTTTCAAGAATGGCACCAAACGACAGGCGCGGACGTCTGTCTAGTGGACGTATCAGCTCGGTAGAGGAATTAGAAAGTAGGGCGAAACAGGAAGATGAGGTAGCCGCAAAAGCGGCAGACATTTTCGACAAAGTTGTTGCTGGTGGAAAAAACGTCGACGACATGACTACTGACGAGATATCAAAGGTTTTTGGTAAATCACTGGTCCGCTCATCAACAAGGAAGGCAATTAGCGCAAAGCACAAAAATACATACATTGCCAAAGACGTACCGACAGCGTTGGCGCTTATGTCACTCGGCCATCACGTGATTGTAAAAGATGCAGACCTAACACTTACCGCTAGCGCTCAGGCAAAGCTAGAGAAGGCAGTGCAGAAAAGCGCTTTGACCCATATTGAGCAGAATAACGAAAGATGGTTGAACTTCAAGAAAGCATACGAAGCTGATGTGCTTTCAAATAATCCAGGCATCGATATCTCATCAAAAGATTTTGTAAACAAAATGAAAAAAGACTATGTTGACAGCTACCAGGCTGACCTATGTGGGCTTTATAATGCAATGCAAAATCTGCTGTGTTCTGGCCATATCGGCATAGATAGAGAAAAGATGCCCCAGACAAACGGAAGAACAAAAGGCGCAAACACAATTGCCATACGGATGTTAAAAAATGGTAAAGCCGATGGGAAATGGGAACCCGCATCTGGACTGTCTACTGAGGATAGTGAAAGATACGCATCCCTAAAAAAACGTCATCCAATGAAAAATAAACCATCATCGAACCCAATGTCAGAGGATGAACTCAATTGGTTCTACTCGAACACGGATTGGAATAACACCGAGGTGAATCTTGAGGGTGAATTTATTCAATTCCTAAATGAAACACTTACACCAGAAGACCCGTCTGCTGGTCCATCCGTACGTAAAAAAACAGTCCCTGCAAACGAGTATGCTCCGTCGCAGCAGCAGCTTGTCGCATCAAAGGTGTCTGGCATGGCAGATGGAATAACCAAAAAAGCACTTGAAATCGCAGACCAACTAGAGCAAGAAGGTCTTGATAGAAAGTCCGATGAGTTCAGACGGCGCTTCCTTGAAGAAATCAATAAGCAGTGGTTCAGTTCGCCGATACTCGCAACAATGGATAAATACATTTTGGATGGACATCACAGATGGGCGGGAATAAACGTAGCGAATCTTGGCTTAGGTGATGAATTGCAGGTTCCACTAAATGTTAACGAAGTGCAAACCGACATCGTTGAGGGCCTTACACTTGGCAGAGCTTTTCAGGAAGTATATGGAATCAAGGAAGCAAGACTTGGTGCAGAAAATCCTTGGCAAAAGGGAGATATTGCTGAAATCAGCGACTCGGAAATTGCGAAAGTTGCAGAAGACCTAAAGACGAATATTTCAGACATGGCCGACGAGCTCTATGAGCGAGGTGACTTCATCAAGGTTGGTGCCGTCGGATACACAGCACGTCCGGACTACAAAAAAGCAGTTGCCACAAGACAGTCGTTGCGTTCCAGTCGCAGAATAGTCCTACCAGACGATTCTGATGAAATCACAGGTAGGGCAGCTGCGCGAAGAACATGGTTCAGCTCTGGAAGAGACATGACAAGTGCCGCGAGCCGAGCTAGAAATGATAGAAATGCAAATGCAAGAGCAGTTAGCGCGCTAACAAAAGCCGGAGTAGAAAAATACGAGCGCGGAGACATGGTCCAGGCGATTGCGGCAATGAGCGTCTTTGGAAACGGTGGGACATCAGAAGATATAGCAAAGGCGGCAAACCAAATTGCTGCTGCTGGAAATCAAGACCTGGCTCTTGTCGCTGTCAGGGAGCTCCAAAGAAGTGGAGCAATAGACAAAAACACAGCCATGCGCGCGATGGAAAAACTTGGCGATTACTCAGGGCCAAGAAAACCAGTGAGTAACAGAAAAAAACTACAAAACTCATTTGCCGATGGGTTTAGGGCATTTATGAAGAATGTTTCAGAAACACGCAATAACAATCGTACGCGTGGGGTTCTGTCAAGGACGCGCAGGCAGGTCCTAACAGGGAAAATGTCGGACGGAGATACTGACGCCACTTCCTCGCAGAGAATCGGAATGTCCGCAATTAATTTTGCCAAAGACTATCAATCATCAATCGGTCTATCTTCTGATATTCCAAATGAATTGAGGCCAGTAAGTGGATATCTTGTTCACAATTCATATAAAAAGGCAAAACAAAATCAAGTATTGCAAAACAATTCAGGCAATATTGACATGGATGCAAATTTTGAAATCATGGACGAAGATATTGTCGGTGATGGACTTACCGCATTCGGCGACATAGAAGTTGTACTCAAGCCAAATGTATCGAACAGAGTTGCATATGGTAAGGGTGATTCGTTAAGCACCGGCCACAGACCGGTTGCATTAAACTCAATGAACCGTGATGACATCGTTGATGCTTATATCGGTGGTAGCAGCCCAGGTTCGAGAAGCAGAAATCTAGTATCAACGCTAAATCTTCTCGGTGCTGGCATGTCAGATGATTTCTCTTCCGTAAATAGTGGAAGAGATAGGGATGGCAAATTCCCAACTCCTGGCAGCTTGGGTCAAGGGGCGGACAGGGATATGTTCGAAGCACAAATTCTTGGCGGTTTTGATAAGGATGAAGTTGAGAAAATCAACTACCCATTCTCCCGACTATCTGAAAATTCTGGTAAAGAAGATATTTCTGACGTAGTCAATAATCGCTCGATTGCTGAGCGGCTTCGTTCGGCAGGATTCTCACAAGAAGAGATTGAGTATTTTTACTCAATTAACTCTGGAAGCAAAATGAATACGCAAAGCATGCAAAAATTAAGAAACTATAGAGCTGCAAAAAAAATACAAGATGAATATAAAAAACTTGGTTTTGATAATGTAGGGATAGCTCACCCAGAAGGAATTAATCTTTTTGATGCCAGGAGCTATAGTGCAGCAGCAAAGCGCTCCGACGACATCGAGACAGTCCTTAGGGAAAAAATAATGCGCGAGATTGCAGAAAACGCTAAAAAGCTTCTTGAAGAGATGAGAAAAGAGAAAAGTCCTAGCCTTGTGACTAGAAGCGGAGCAATGCTATGAAAGCTGTATTGGCTGGTTCAATAGGCCAAGACCGTATTTATTACATAATCGACGCGAATAAAAATTCCAAAGATGGTGCAGTTGTTCGTCCGGACGGAAGTGCCGTATTCGTGTACTTTTTCTCTTTTGCAGCAAAAGCAATCGGCGTCAGAAAGAACCGCTCGTCAAGATTTTTACGATTTCTTTGGGATTCACCACAAAATCCAACCAAGGGTTCATGGTACGACACATTTATTTTAAAAACTAAGCCAATAGATAAAAAAATGCTTGACGGTCTAAATGTTGTTTCAAAATTGGGTAAAAAACAAAAATCGCTTAAACAAAAATCTGACCGCATTCAGGAGTTTTTAAACACAAAGACTGATGTTGTTCAAGTTCAAACTAGTTGCTGCGGAGGAATGGTAAAGTCTGAGAGGGATATTTATTCATTTAAATCGCTGCAACAGCGCGACGACGCCTGGAACGCAATGAATATTTTGCGCCAATTGGAGGATAACAACGATGTCTAACGAAGACGAAATAAAAGCCGACCCACTAGGGGGGATACTCCCTCAGGAGATTGTCACCGGCGATATTCTTCGTGGATATGGGCCGCGTCGAGGGAACCTGGAGCGCCTACTTCGCTACTGGCGTCCAATCATGAAAAAACCAGGCGGGTTTAGGAGATGCAGAGTGATTTTAGCGAATCACCCAGAACTGTATCCGCTGAGCAATATTTGCGCATGGCTTCATCATGAAACAACTGGTTTATGGCCAAATGAAGGATGCCACCATCCAGGAATGAAGAACTGTAAAAAGAAGATTCGCAAGCTGACCAACTGGACTGATGCACAATTTTCCAGAAGGCTGGCAAGCAATGCAAAGCCAGCAAATCTTGTTAGAGGGGCAAAAAAAGACGCAATTTTTGATGACGTGTTTTTTCACGACTTTGTTCAACAGGAATCAAAAGGAATTGAAGTTGTAACTGAAGATGACTACAAGCATGCGTTTCTTGTTTTGCGCGACTTCTGTGAAATGGAGCCAAAGTTTATGGACTTTTTGAGAGAAGATAAAAACTGGGAGATTGAAGGCGAGGACGAAACAGGCAGCACAGTGTCGAAGAGTGTTGTAAAAAAGAAATCACTCGATGAGGAGTGCTGTGGTTAATAGCGATACAGAATATTGCTGTCCGGAGTCAACTTCTCGTATCGTAACGAGAGTTATTCTTTCTGATTTGGATACTAAGTCAAAATTTGACTTTATTCGCGGGCGTGGAGCAATCAGTCAAAAGATTGTTGAGTATAAGGCCCTGTCGCGTCTTAATGGCAATACCAGGAGAAAGCATAAAATTGATTCAAATGGAATCATGAGCACTAAGGCAAACTTTGGCCGCCAACTCGGAAGCACATTGCTCAGCACCTTTCTGCCAGGAGATACAGGACCAATTCGTTCCCCTATTCGTTCTGCAACATACAGAACAATAACTCCTGGATTTGGTGGGAGCAGGGGTGGCTCAAGGCCGGGTCAGAATCGTGGTTACAGGTGTCCGGAAGGGTACCAGTACGGCGGGCGATTCACTGACAACAGACTTTCTACGTGCGGTGCAAAACTTTTTGATATTCCTTCCGCTCTTGGAGCAACAATTAGAGCAATACGAGGAGCTGGCACATCAGGACTTCCATCCACTGTTCAGGGTCGCACGGTTACTGGCGGACCAATCGACAGCTCTCTTATTGTAAGCAGGAAACCACAAATTACCCGCGTTGGAAACGAAAACAGAAGAGCGTCATCAGACAAGGTGAAAGCGCTCATAAAAGAAATCGGTCAATTCAACCTGTCGTCTAACACTAAAGCCAGGAGAATGGTTAGGCGTGATGGATTCGTTCTGGAACCAGTAGTTCCAACGAAGGTGCTGAGAGCTATCCCGGATAACAGGGACATGGAAGGCGCCTACTACCTTATGTCGACTCTTTCTTCATCCGACCTCGGCGGAGAAGAGCTTGGACTTCTTTCCAATACTGGAATTAAAAGTTTGATTTATGTTCTACCTGGTGGTTCAACAATAAGCCTGTCTAAGGCCAGAAATCTCTCTGTTGGCGAGAGAAGAAAACTTGGAAGAGTAGTCAATTCAGCACAAAAAATAAATAACAGCAAAGACCCAGGAGCAAGGCTAAGAAATGTTGCCGACGAAATAGGCGATGGTATTCAGTATTCTGAATCGTTTGATGGAATCAAAAATCCTAATGAAATAATTGATGGGACAACAGCCTGGGCAAAGAAGCTATTTGGTAAGCGAAAACTACAGAAATTGCCAAAAGAAGAACAGGGCACCTCGCGAACTACGGTTTCACTTTCCGAGAGAGGAAAGCTAATAAACAATCTTGATGATGCAATAAGTTTCATTGCAGACGGAGGTAGTTTTTCACGAATTACACCTATCATTCTCGCAAAACTTCTAGCAAATCAACAATTAGTCCGCAAGGAGAAAATATCAAATTCAATATCAGCGGTTGAGTCTGGGGCTCAAAAGTATTTTGTTTACGAAAAGCCAAAAAACTATCAGCACCTAGCGGAGAGATTTGCGTCAGACCTCCAGCAGCATCTGGGCATGGAGTCTCCGGATGTGATATTTGTTGGAAAACCAAACGATAAAAGAAAGTATCTGAGACAGGACGTGGAGTCTGCTGTGCCTGGTGGCGTATTCAACCCGAATCAAAAATTTGAAAACCTTGATATTGCGGATGTTGCAAGAATGCTTGTAAGCGACTTCTTGACAGACCAGCGCTCAAGACCAGCATCCTCAATTTATCCAATAGATACAACTGATGGAACCAGGGCGGTATTGGCAGATAACACCACATCAGGATTGATTGACCTCTCAAAAATAGAAATAACAAAAAGAATGAAGATGCGTCTCAATGATTTTTATGGCGCACAACTCACTCCAGCATATTCTGACTATTATCAAAAACTAAGAGCAGAGCAAAGAGTTCTTTTTATGAAACTTTTGTCACAAATGATTAATAGGGCAAGAAGTTTTAACTCAAAAAGATTTGCATCCGACATGAATGGGTATGGGATGTCTGATGGGGAAAAAATTCACTTAAACATTATTTCTAAACTGTTCAATTCAAGACTTGACGTACTACAAAATCAAAAACAAGTACTTCGAAGTCTCATTTCCGGAGGTAGCAAGTGAAACGTATTTCCATAATAAAAGATGCCCTGCGCAATATGCCGCATGCCATAGCTATTGATGATGATTCAAAATTTATTGTTAAATCACTAACCGAATTCGGAAATAGCCTAATAGATGGTGTTGTTTCGCGTGAGTCGTACGCAACAAAATCACTTCCTGCTGGATTTGTTGCAACTGATTTCAAGGAAATTAACTCTTCGGTACAGAGAATAGTTGATGGAATAAATTTTGATTCTCCAGAAGTAATCGTTCCATCTACCCCAATCGTGACATCACAGAAGAAAATACTGAACGCTTCAAGATTTCCATCAGAGACAAAAACCAATGGATTTCGTTCCCCGTCTAGCAGGGGGATTGATAAATTCAAGAGCCCTATTGAAAAAATCAACATAGTTGACTTCAAGGCAAGGTTGTTCTCATCTTCATCTAGGCGCTCAGAAGTATTTAGTTCTATAAAAAATAATCAAAAAATTGGATTTGATAAAAAATCTGGACAACTAATTTCAAGAGAGGCTAATAGTCTTGCGTCTATTGCAATCAATCGGATAGTTGAAAGAATCGGACAAAAAGCAATAGTGAGGGCACACGTTGCCGAAAAAACGGCAAATCCAGAATCACCTTCACGGCGCGCAAATAGGCACGCTGAATTCCTTGTTGAATCAAAGCGCGAGCCAATAGTCCCAGAGGGAAATCAAAGACTTATCGCTGCACTGCAGTCAAAACTTGGCAGGAAGATATGAAAAAACCAGACTTGGTCAAGAAGCTTGACGCACTTGCAATTGCGCGTGAAATGGGTTGCTCTGGGGCGCACAAGGATAAAGATGGCAACTGGATGCCATGTGCATCAATGGATGAGCTTGAGCGTCTATCGAATATTGCTGAAACAAGTAAATGGAGAACCGTTGTTGCCGGAGAAAGAAAAGCTGCCGGAAGAAGCACTGGAAAGAAAAAGAAAAAACGCAGAATAGATAATTGGGAAAACTTAAACGAGATGCCGATTCGGGGAATAGAAACAATCGACGGCGGTGGATTGGTATCTGGGAATTTTGCTGGAAAAGCGGAATCTAGTCCATGTTGGCCTGGATACAAACAGGTTGGAATGAAACCTGGGAAAAATGGGAGCATGGTCCCAAACTGTGTCCCGGTAAGCGGCAAAGCTCTTCAGGGCCCTCAATACGTAAGGGAAGATGACACAGATGTGTTCATGGACCCAGACTCAGCTCGGTCAAGAGCTAGGCAAATTGGTTGCATTGGCGTAAGCAGGAGAGTTAGCAAAAACGGAAGAACAGTTTGGATGCCTTGCACAAATATGACCGATTACGCAAATAGAACCGGCTCAACTTCGCTGGGAAGAAGAAATGCGGAGAGAACCAGAAGCCGAGAAATAATGAACGCCGTTCGTACTGTTTTTCGTTCCGGTGGCAAGAGCAACTTAAAGAAAAAGCACGCAATTTCTGAGGAACTCAGTCAAAAATAAATAGCAATTACTATTTACACAGTTTTGTATAAAACTTTATTAGTTGCACTAAAGAATGTAAACCATCTGTTATTTTTGATATTACGAGGGCTGGGTGCTTACCTAAGCCACGAGGTAATCAGTAATTCAACCCTTCAAATTCCAATACGGAGCAAATCATGTCACAAGACAAAGCAAGAATTGAAGAGCTGCAGTCAGCTCTTCGCACCAAAATGGCAGACAATAAAGCCATTGCGGACTCATTCAAAATCGAGGAAGGCACAGTAGTTGTTTCTTCTGAGCAGAAGTCAGCATTCGACAAGAACATGCAGGACATTAAGTCAATTAAGGCACTGCTCGCTGACCTTCAGACAATGGGCGATGTTGACTCATGGTCATCACAACCACAGGGAGAAGCAGTAGCTTCAAGCTATGCAGCAGCAGCTGCAGACCTCGGTCAATTGAGCTCGCGCGAAATCAAGTCAATCGGTCAAATGTTTATCGAGTCACCTGAGTTCAAGACACTCAATGGTGGCCGTAACGGCGCAAACATGGTTGCACCATGGCAAGTCGCTGCTTCATTGACCGCTTACAACGTAAAGGACATTTACTCAGCATTGCCAACAACGGCAGTTACAGACAGCCGCCTCGGCAGCTTCGGAAACGTTCAGCGCGATGCCATGGTTCTTCCTCCAATGCGTACAAAGCGTGTTCGCGACCTGTTCCCAGTTCGCAGAACATCAGCAGCTGTCATCGAGTACTTCCGTCAGCTTGGTTTCACAACCCTTCAGGCTGGTCATGGAACAAACTCGGCATCTTCAGTTGCTGAGCGTTCTGGTGCCAACTTCGGTATCAAGCCGCAGTCATCGTTCGCATTCGTTGGTGAGCAGGCTCCTGTTCGCACATTGGCACACTGGGAAGCTGCACACCGCAACGTCCTCGCCGATGAGCCACAGCTACGTTCAATCATCGACAACGAACTCATGTACGGTCTGCGTCTCCTAGAAGACTCGCAGATTTTGAATGGCGATGGAACTGGCGAAAACCTTCTTGGTGTTCTCCAGACTCCAAACATTCAGGAGTACGCATGGTCAGACGGTGCAACCTCACCAGTTGCAGACACAAAGGCTGATGCAATTCGTCGTGCCGCAACCCTCTCGTTCCTTGCTTACTACGAGCCATCCGGCATCGTGTTGCACCCGAACGACTGGGAAGACATCGAATTGACCAAGGATACAAACGGCCAGTACTTGGTCGCTGTGTCAGTGGCAATGGGTGGCGAGCCACGCGTTTGGAGAATGCCAGTCGTTGACACCCCGGCAATTGCTGAGGGAACAGCCCTGGTCGGTGCATTCGGTACCGGTGCTCAGCTATACGACAGAGAAGAGGCTTCAATCCGAATTTCGGAACAGCACTCAGACTTCTTCGTGCGCAACGCAATCGTCATCTTGGCCGAGCAGAGACTCGCCCTTGCTGTCAAGCGTCCAGAAGCATTCGTCAAAGTTGACTTCGACGCAGAGCCATCCTGATTAATCCAATAACTGGTTATCCAGTTTGAGTTGAAATAACCCCCGGGAGTAATCGTGAAAACGGTGAAACCGGGGGTTGTTTCTTTTATAGTTTCATATCTGTGCGAAAATTGAACCATGGAAGATGCGATGTCACAAATCAAAAGCGATGAAGAACTTTTTGCCGAATTAGAGCAAATAGCGAACAATATCCAAGAACAGGATGAGCTCGAGCAGCTAATTGATGAAACGCTAATCGAACTTAAATCAGAAGATTTCATGCCAATATTCGATGAGTATTACGGTTCTAATCGTGTCGGTCAATTCGAATTCCCATCCGAGGAACAAATCTCGGCAATTCCTGAATACATAAAAACAAAGGGCGGGAAAAAACCACTCAAAGACCCAAAGGGTGGTTTGACAGCTGCTGGTAGAGCGTTCTTCAAGAGAACAGAAGGCGCAAATCTAAAGCCAGGAGTAAGAGGCCCAGCTGATACACCGGAAAAAATGCGTCGCAAGGGTTCATTCCTTACTAGATTTTTCACCAACCCACGTGGACCAATGAAAGACGAAAAAGGAAGAGCAACAAGACTTGCTCTTTCTGCTGCAGCATGGGGGGAACCAGTTCCCAAAAATATGGAAGATGCAGCAGCGCTTGCTGCAAAAGGGAAAAGACTTCTTGAGCGTTACCAAAACTCAAAGAAGAAGTCAGATGAACTTGAAGATTATGAGTACAAAGCCGCTCTTGGAATGTCAATTGGCCAACGCGCTGGCGGCGCTGCTCCTACCGGAACAAATCCAGGAGAAGCCGTAGACCACGACAGCGATGGAATGATTTTCGATGGCACTCCACAAGAGCAAAGAAAACCATATCAACGCTCAAGCGATGCAAACTATGAAAAGCAAAGAAGAAAGTTTGTACGAGAACAACTCAGAAGACAAGGCATAAAAGCAAACAGAAGAGTTGAAGACAGAAGCAAAGAGGAAAGAGATGCTCGCGCAAGAGCTAGAGCAGCTTTCGACAAGGTTCTAAGAGGGGCAGATGGAAAGCCTGTTGCCGACGGATTACCAAAGGGGCCAAAGTATCCGCCAGGCCAGTCTGTTCCGAAGAAGTACCCACCTGGCCAGAAGCCTGAATACAAGAAACCAGAAAAGCCGCGCGACCAAAAGCCAGCGGACAGATACCCAGACCCTGAGAAGAAATACCCACCAGGCCAGAAGCCCTCTCCATCGAAGCCACGCGACAAAAAGCCAGCCGATAGATACCCGGAGCCAGGCAAAAAGTATCCACCAGGTCAAAAGCCTTCAGCACCAAAGCCATCCGACAGAAAGCCGGCTGACAGGTACCCAAACCCAACGCGTCCAGACACAAAACCAGCAGACAGATACCCAGAAGCGCCGCGCACAATACGCCCGGAAGACGGCGTGAACAACAGACCGAAACCAAGTCCCAAGAGTCCTTCTGCGACGAGACCTGGTGCCGACCGTTCCGAGCCACGCACGAGTCCTTCCGCAACGCGACCTGGTGCTGACCGAACAGACCGTTCAGCCCCAAACAGAAAACCGGATTCGGCTGATAGAGCTAGTCGGTCTGAATACAAACCGGGATACATTCTGGAAGACGCTGATGGGCAGTTGCAGCAATACGATGGACAGCCTCCAAAGGATAGGGAATACATCAGAGAACAGCGTGATGGGACACTTCAGCTATACGGCCCTAAAAAAAGAACACCAAGCAGCAACGGAACACGCAAGTCCTGATGGAACGATTCTGGTATGGGGCAACGGTACTCAATGTAATTGATGGAGACACGGTCGACCTAATGATTGACCTTGGATTTAGTGTCCATCATAAAATTCGTGTTCGTCTATATGGCGTTAATACACCAGAGTCACGCACTAAAGACCTTAAGGAAAAAGAACTTGGGCTTAAGGCAAAGTCTTTTACCAAGGACTGGCTTGATGGTCATGAATGGGTTTTTGTAAACACTATTCCAGACAAAAATGATAAATATGGAAGAGTTTTGGCAAGAATTTACTCATCAGACAAAATAGATGACCCCACAACTGCTTGTTTAAACAAAGACATTATTCAATCTGGTTTTGCTCGTGAATATTTTGGTGTGGGTGACAAAACCTGGAATGAATTCAAGACAAAATGAAGAGGTTAATTCTTGTTTCTGCACTTCTTATTGCTTCTTGCGGTTATGACGGTAAGTACCGCTACCCATGCCAAGACCCTGAAAATTGGGGCAACACAGAATGTGAGCCACCAGCATGCAAGGTAGATGGCGCGTGCACAGAAACGCTACTTGGATGGGACCCGAACGCGGTAACAGAAACAACAACAGAGGAGACAATCGCTCCATGAGACCACGTTTAACACCAGCAGAACTAGATGCTCGCCTAAAGTTTGTTATCGGTTGCATGCTCGGATTTGTTCTCCTCATCACAACCGTGGGTGTGCTCTGGGCGCTCGTGTTCGTAACACAGCCAATTGGGGCTCAAGCAGAGAATGACAAGATGTTCTTTGGTGTTCTTTCATCTGTTGCAACCTTTATTACTGGTACGTTGGCTGGATTGATGATTTCAACTGGCAGGAATACTGAAGACAAAAACGGCAACGGTATTCCAGACAACGAGGAGTAATATGAGCTCTGAAACATGGGGTACCTACCAAGGCAAGATTCTTGGATTTCGTTTTGAGACAAAGGCGGACCAAAAATCTAATAAATGCCCTGTGGCAACAACTGATATAGCAGTAAATCTTCGTAATAGGAAAAAAGCAATTGATACAGCGATGTATGGACCACTAAATCCTGCTGAACCAAATGAAGAGTACTGGGCAAAATTGGCAAGTGAGTGGGACGTTGACGCGGATGACGCGAAAAAACAACTCTGTGGGAATTGTGCTGTATTTATTGTTTCGCCAAAAATGAAGGCATGCATCAATGAAGGTATTACTGGTGGAGAACGTCAAGACGAATGGACGTCCATAGATGCGGCCGGCCAGCTTGGTTATTGCGAAGCATTTGATTTTAAGTGTGCATCAAAGAGAACATGCCGGGCATGGGTTACCGGCGGACCGATTACGGAGGATAAGTAATGGCTGGAGCACCCCCGAAGAAAAAAGTTGTTCGTGAGGAAAAGAACAGCGAAGAGATTGCATTTACAACTGCAAAAAACTCTGAATACAACATTTGCACCCCAATGCTTAATGCTGCGCACATAAGAATCACACATCCATTCACGCGTAAGGATATACACCTAAGCACGAAGAGTCATGAGTTCTTTGCATTATTTAAGGACATGTCAGACAAGGGCCTTGGTGACCGACTGTTCATGGAACTGAGTCAATTCGGCGCGAACATAGATGAGAAGTGGTTCGAAGTTCTCCATGAAGCAAAGATTTACTGCGGACAAGAAACTGCGCAATGAGAGTTTGGATTGACCAAGACCTATGTACCGGAGATGGCCTGTGCGCGGAGATAGCCCCAGATGTTTTTCATATGATGCCAGACGGTCTTGCGTATGTAAAAGAAGGGGACAAGATTTATGCGG